TTCCTCTACAAGCCACTCAATCACTGTGGCAACACTCTCACCTACTTTTGCCGCCGCTTCGTTTAGTTTTTCAGCTTCGGTATCGTATATGGTTATGTTAGTCATTATTTGCTCCTATCTGCTTCTATGATTGTTGGCGCTGAATTTAAACGCCCTATCATCATTGCATGGTCACGCTCTGTTTTAAAATGTATTCCGCTTAGCGAAATCCTCTCTTCGTCTATCAATCTTCCGTGTCCTTTGGGTAAGACAGCGCCGTTAATTATTGCATGACTGATTACTTCACCATCTTCATCATAGATAAATCCATTTTTAATAACATCTTGATAAATTTCTTCGGGTACATTAATCACTATCTCCTGCATCTTGCAATCTCCTTATTTTGTACATATGCCCACGATCAATACCTTATCCTTTAATTTCTCTCTTTATCCACTAAATAAAAACAGGATTTTATTTTGCCTTGTCTATCAGATACTTATAATATGGATTTGCGTTGTCTATATCTCCTTCGCAAACTCTTTTAATAATCTCACCTTCAATTTCCCCATCAAATATATCATGATCATACCACTCTAATGTATCAGCATAGTCAATTAACCACATCATATCTAATTTTTTACACGTAGCTTTAAATGCTTCTTCCCAGCCAAGAGTAGAAGAGTCAAGATCATAATACTTATTACCTTCACCATCATCCCATTTAAAGAAAATATGAATTCCAAATACAGAAAGTAACTCTCCGGCCATTGCAAAATAAAAATAAGCCGGTATTTTATTTAATATCTCTTCAGGTATTTCATATTCTACATGTCCATTTACTATTGGCATAATTTATACTCCCCTTATCCTCTATTGAACCAAACCACTACGATAAAAAATACAAATACAAACAAAACAAATGAAATCCATATTGGGCTTAAAACCCACAACCACGACCAATTAATTATTCCCACTAATTTCAATACAATAAATATAATTCCGAGAATAATACCTAAATTAAATCTAACATCAATTTTCATTTCTTCTCCCTTCTTTAATTAAGATAACTATATCATACAATACGGCCTTAGTCAAGACCGTATTTTATACAATATCTCCTCAGGCTTGGAATTCGTCCATATCTATATATCATTTCTTTATTTGTTAATGCTGTATGTAGATCCATTCCGCTTTCCCTAAGTTCTTTTATCATTTCCAGTCGTCCAGATTCCTTAAGTGAACCAACAGTAAAAGCAAAACAGTTAGTTTTATCGATCATTGCATCCAATCTCCGGTTAATTGTCTTATGTCTTTGATGATCTGTGTCAACCGTAGAGTTAGATAACCTTTTAATTACCCTGGTGTCTGTTGACAAATAATATTTATTTGGCTTTTTAGTCAAAGAATTATAAAAGTTATATTCATTTGCACTTTCAAAACACCAGTTCATTAATTTCTCTGAAATTTTAAGCTCTCTACCTCCATATAATTTAATCATTTGCGTTTTTTCATTGATATCTTCGGGTTCCATATGGTTCAATTCGACAAGTTCCTTACCGGCTATACCTTCAAATAGCGCTAAGGCTATAACTTTATCAGAAACATTCTCAATAGCTTCGCTTTCCAGTATATCTATCAGTTCTTTCCTCGTAATTATTCTGTTCTGCACCAAACCATAGTTAACACACTTCGCCAAAGTAGAATTATCAATTTCCGCATAATGATTTTGATTATCCTTAACCATCTTTTTGTTTAATGCATAAACAGTATATAGTTTGAACTGATTATTCATAACCATTAGAGATTCTAAAGACGGAGTACTGAGCCATTTATAGAATTCTATAATTTCTTTAGTTGTAAAATCATATAAATCCTTTCCAAGCTTATATTCAATAGGTTTTATACGTCTAAAAAGCACATCTACTGTCGTTTTTACATGAATATTTCTTGGTTGAACTTCTTGTAAATACTGAAATTTAAAATCTTCATTATAGAACCAGTCTCCCATTGCGTCACACCTCCTTTTCAAGGTGTTCACGATAGAACTCATTTACTCTTGTTATTACTCTAGTTGTAATCGGCATTCCTTTGTGCCCTAAAGCTATTCTCCACTCTTCTTTTTCGCACATCATATTAGTTTGCTTTTCTATAACCTCAAGTAATTTCTCTTCAGGCACAAATTCATTTTTCATTAAGACAAAAGCAACGACTGTAAACTCGTAATCCCATCTCCTATCAAAAATATCGGGATTTTGATATAAAAGAAGATTAAATTTCTCTATTAACTTATCTTTAACCTCTATAATTTGTTTTCTCGTTATAACTTTAGTAGTATTAAACCAAAGTTTATCAATTAAATTGGATGCAAGACCCTGATCTATGATTCCCTCGTTTCTTCCGATGATATTTTTAAGTAAACCGGTTTGATTTATAATATTTATAATCTGATTGGCCGGTGAATTCTGATTCAACGAGTCAGAATCTAGTTTCCGCATCTTAGTCTTCTGATCTTCCTGCCAAATAAACTGTTTTGCGGTCTCTTCACTGAAACAAACCACTCTGAGTTCCATTTCATAATCAAAATTACTATCTTGATTGAAAATATTAGACATGGCTATGTATCTATGATATCCGTCAAGGATATCAAGACGATCTGTTTCTTTAATTGTAAGTATACCATCAGAATATTTAAAATCTGCAGCCTCTGGAATATTAAGAGTAATTGTATTAGGAATATATTGACCTTCTGTGTATGATTTAATGATAGCGTCAACCGCATTTCTGTTTAGATAGATCTGGTAGTATTCATAGTCTCCGCTACCGACTCTTTTAAGTGTTCTTTGCGTTCTTTCGTTATAATTTATAAGCTGAGCATCCCGGAGTTGCATTAATTCTTTAACAGATATCTTCCCGATCCACTGGGATCCCTCAACTACCTCAACCATTTGCCATTTAATAGGGAAAGAAAACTTTAAAGGCTTATACTTAGTAGTTTCATACTCTTTAATTTCTCTAGCAGAGAAAAATTCTTCAGGATCTAGCTTTTTTGTTTCCTTATTGATTTCATTTATACTTTTAAGGAAGTAAAACAGCATACGATCGGAATGATCGGCCATTTGTTTGCGCAACTGAATAGTATCAGTTACTTCTATGACAGGAAAGCCTTCCTTAACCATGTAATCTGTAATTTCTCTGAGTTCTTTTTTATTTCTTAATCTCTTTCCACATTCTCTGGTTAAATATTTAACTAATTCATCTTTAGAACCTTTCATATGCCCACCTCCTTTTTGATTTGTTTCTTTTGTGTTTTCATTATAAAACAAAAACTATAATTTTGTCAAGTATCCGTTTATACCATCAAAATATAATGTTTTTCATTATTTCCGCAGCAGCTTTACCGGTTTTATTTTTTTGACCTCTTATATATAACTCCGTTGTTTTAGGATTAGTATGACCCATACATTTCTGTACAAAATATATGTCATTCGTCTTGTTATATAATATAGTTCCATACGTTGCTCTTAATTTATGAGGAGTTATATTTTTATCTTTTATATCTGTAGCATATTTCTTTACAATTCTAGCTATACTAGATTGATCCATTCTTTTTCTTTGATTAGATAAAAATAAAGCATCTTCTTCAATTCCATTTAATATATTTTCTCTTTTTTCAAGCCACCTTTCTATATATTTGTCTAAATTATCAGAAAAAGAATACTCTCTAACTTTTCCACGCTTTTCTGTTACAACTATCATATGATTATTGATATCAATATTATCAACATCTAATTTATATAACGCAGAACATCTCATGCCGGTATTTATTAATAATAATACTATAAGTAAATCTCTTTCTTTCCAATTATTCTGGAAAGATTTTGCTCTTTTAGTTCCAACTCCATTATTAACTGCATTTATTAACTTTTTTATTTCTTCATTTGTTAAAAAACCTTTTTCCCTACGTTCTATAGTAGACATTTTTTCCGTTGGATCTGGTCTTTTAACAGAAAGCATATAATCTTTATTTGCTTTATCAGATACATACATATAATTCGAAAATCGTTTTAATGCAGAATAAACTGATATTTGATACGACGGAGTTTTCCGTTCTATTGTACTTATAAAATCTGTATATCTATCAAGATTAATTATATTCAGATTCCAATTATTATAATTTAAAAAACTAATAATATGTAATAAATAATTATACTTTGTAGACAAAGATGTGCTGCTTCCTAAGAAATTGATAAATCCTTTAAGTATTAATTTATTTTCTTTATTGCTATCAATTAAATTATTTATCTTATTCAGATACTGATTATCATAATCATTATTTCCGGTCATATTAATCATCCTCCTCTTCATCATCTTCTTCTATATGAGATGGATATCGTGGCTTATAATTTGGATCATTATTTACTTTCTTTAATTCATTATTTAAAAATTCCAAATCTTTAACAACTCTGTTTAAATCCTTTTTATTCAATATTAAGTACCTCCTTAAACGCCGTTTCTAAATCAAATGTGTTATCATCATTTTCCTTTATGGCTTGTGCTATATCGCAATACTTAAATATTTTTATCTCATCATAATCATCTGTTGGAATTCCATACTCAATCCATTCGCCATCTTCATATTCATATGACCCTATATATTTTAAATGACATTTGCAATACTTATCATATTTTCCGTATATTTCATCAATAACCCAGGCGCATGTATAGTTTTCGTGAACGATATAATCCCCAACTTTTAATTGAGATATAATTTTTTCATAATCAATTTCACTTTTTTTATTAATCATTTTATTTCACCTGAAATAATCTTTCTCTGTCATAAAAACCTTGATCTTCTTCAAATATATCTTCATCAGAATCATATGTAATAAATTCTTCGTTTTGACTTATAAAATCTTTAAGCTTCAATAACGCTTTATCATAATCTAATTCTCTTACAAAAAATAACTTTGTTTTCTGTTTAGTATATCTTATTACAGTTCCAACATTAGGATACACATCATATATTTCTTCTTCAGATAAATTTGCATTTGATATAATACTCTTAATGTCTGCATTATTTTTTAACTCTTTATTAGAAGAAATATAATTTAATAAATCAGACAACAATTTTGTTTTATTATCAATCATAACACCGACACCTCTCCATTTCTATAAAACTTATATGGATTATTAGGATCTCTATATTTAGAATTTTCTCTTTTAATTATCTCTGAAACCATATCATCTGTTAAGTATTCTTTTCCTTCTCTCTTATTTTTTTCATTATTCTCAACTTCCCAATCTGTTAATCTTACTAGATTTCCAGTTTTAACATCCATATAAAAGCAAAGATAATGATATTTTTCAACCTCAACATTTCTAGCACAATATATATCACCGGTTGTTCTATCTTGAAACCTAAAACCTTCTGCATCTCTACGTCTCACTGATGCATCTTTACATGAATATCCGGTTAATTGCGTTACAGTTCCCGGAGCCTTCATTCTTTCTTCTTCATTAAAGTTCCTAACAACTTGACCATATTGATTTGTTTGAATGAGATCTCCGAAACAATCTCTAGATGTAAAACATAATTCTCCATTTAATTTTCTTTCACGACCAAGCCAGTCTATATAAGTTTCTCTTTTAGGATTATATGTTCTTTTTATACATTCTTTATTATTTTTCCTATATTCATGATCATTTCCAATTCTAGATATAATATTAGCTATTAGTAAAAACAATCCAAATCCACTAAAACCACCAATAATAACTGGCAACATTTTAATCGCCTCCTTCTAATTCTATTCTGCCTTCTCGAAATTCATATATCTCACCGGGACTAGCAAGTTCGCACCAACTTGCAGCATCTGCAGCTATCTCGTGATCTCCATCTGTTACTCTCATTATCTTACTATAAATCATATCATAATAAGAAGCATCGCAGATAAGATCCATGTGTCCTTTGCTCAATCCGTTTTCATTTATAAGTATCTTAGCTTTTATTTCACTCAAAGCTTCTCCTCCTATTATATCACAGACTTCCTGAGTTTATATATATGCTTCTCATTACAGACAACGCCGCATCAAGCCACTCTCCATCCGATAACCACTCGGGATCTGTATCATTATCTGTCGCGTTTTCAAAATCAGATAAGAAATTTCCCAACTGTTTATATAAATCTTCTTTAATTAAATAATATTTACTTCCTTCATTAACTGTTATTGTCATATTTTCCCTTTCTTACTATAAGTATAATTCTTCAAGAATTTTGGTCACCGCTATATCTTTTTCTGTTAAATCAAGTCCGTCTATATTTTCTCTCCACTGTATTAAAGCTCTATCACCTTCACAAAGAATATAAAATCCTACAATCTGATCGACCGTAGCAGTGTCTTCGAATTCATATGTTGCCTGAGTACCGTCATAATCGGGATCGTTTTCGTATTTCTTTACTAGTTCGTTTATACGAGTCTTGTAAATATTTACATATTCTTCTTTTGTCACAACCTCGTCCCTCCTTGTATATTATATACTATACTTTTAATTTAGTCAAGTATTATTTAAGCTTTTCATTTATTACTTTGTTTCCCTTCTTATAACACTTATGACAAGCGAGACAACTTCTGGCCCCACAATTTATATTTATTCCTTCTTTATCTATAGTTTCTTTATCGTAAACCGTAAACACCTTATCAACATAAGGCATATTACTTATATCTATCTGCTTATTAAGCATAAGACTTGATACTATTATCTGAAGATTCTTTGGTTTCTGATCTGCTACTTCTGCTACGATCCAGGGATTCTTTGTCCACAATGCAAAGTGTACATCCGGATTCTTTTTACATATATTAAAGTAATTTACTAACTGTGTAGAGTTATGAAGATCTCCGAATGATTCAAATCTAAAGTAGCAAGCATTTATAATAGGAAGATCCTCGTTAGGAATAATTCCTTTAGTTAAGATTTCCGCATTCTTTTCAAATGCTGCAGACATATTTTTATACATCTTCATTTGTCTTTGAGCATAACATTTCTGACACACACTACCTTCAATTTTTGCATTCTTTTTGCAATTTGGATTTGTTTTACAGCTTGTACTAAGGCTCTGCATTCCAGTCATCTTACCGGTGTGTTTAGTTGTAATATGTAATTCGTTCATTCTTTTCCTCCAATTAAAAAGAAGATGATTAATAATCATCTTCAATCTTCTCGTTACTTATCTGTATAATTTAAGCAATCACAAACTTTGCGCTTAGTCCTCTGAATTCACAATGCTCTTGTATCTCGGACATAATTCCGAACAATTCTTCTTTTGGAAAATCATCAAAGTTAAAATTATCATCAAAAGCATAGTGCATATGTTTACATTCAATTTGAAGATTTCCGTCAAAATATTGTGATATGATAAATCTCAACTCATCGTTCATTCTTATTCTCACTTTCCTTTGGATTATCCCACCAATGACAGTTACTACAATTGCCATCACATTCAACAGTTCCGTAAACTATCTCCGTTATGCAGCCCATCTATCATTCCTCACTTTCAGCCGTTCAATATTTCATTTTCCCAATTATAATTATCAATGTCGTACTTCTTGTCAGGTACAGGTATACCGTTTGCTATTACTTCAAATGGTATCTGAACAACATTCTCATACCGAACGTCTATTATCTTGGATGCTTTATATATTTCTTCGGGTATATCAATTATCAGTTTCATTCATTCCTCACTCTCTACATTATCTGTAAATATTGATAATCACATAAGGCTTTCTTCCGTCAGTTCTTTGCGAATACTGCAACTTGATGTCTTTTATTTCTGCATATCTATCGCCTATATCTACTAGTAGCTCAGCATTATTAGGGAGTGCCGATAATAGATTTAATAATTCTTCTTTATTCATTTCTCTAAAATTTTCCTTTCTATAATACTTGCCACGCCTCATAATAAGTTCCGTTTTCCGGATCGTCCTCATCTAATTCAATATTTCGTTCCATATTACACAACTCCAGTATCACCGCATCCATATCTGTTACACCTTCAAGAAGTAAATATCTCTTCTTTATATCAGGATGATTAACAACTTCGCGGATTAGCTTCATTAATTTTTCCTCCTATTTTATTCCTTCACATATACTTCTTCAGTTCTTATTTCTTTTCTATATCCCGGTTCTACATCATAAGAAATATAATAATCACAAGCATCATTTACCTTTTCTGCAATCTCTTCATCAGTTGCATCATCTTCAACATAGAATTCAAAAAAATGACAACCTAATGGTCTGACATCAATGCGCCCGCTTATTTTCTTCATTACATTCTCCTTTCATAAAAACATTATTTCATTTATATATAACTCTTTACAACGTCAATACATTCATCCAACATGTCATTTTCCGCTTCATACTTCTGTCTCAACATGCCAGTCGGGTCACAATATTGGCATTCAATATCAACATCAATACGGAGTCCATCTAATTCATCAATTATCTTCTGTAATATTTCGTTCATAACTAATCTCCTTTCCTTGATAAAACCTTGTTTTATTCAACCTCGTAAGCTTCGCCTCCAACCACATATGTACCTTCATCATATGTGTCATACTCATTGGCCAATGAGTATTCATCTCTGTTCAACTTTTTGTTTACTATATTTTCAGCTTCATCCGGAGAATCAGCTTCTACATCTACCGTATGATACTGATAAGATGACAGTGTTACTCTGTACTTTGCCATATTACTTCCTTTCCTTATAAAAATCTTATTATATAGATTCCCATGTCAACTTATTATTTGCCACTCCTTCTTTTAATTCAGGATCTTCTGCAACCAGTTCATCAAACTGTTTTACAATACCATCAAGTGTTTCTTCATAAGTGTCTTTGAGATAACCATAAAATCCAGAGACGCAGTCATACGGAATTCCATTTATATTTCCATATCCTGTATCCTTACCAAGAAGAAAGAATTTACAATCAATCACATACTTCCCACCATAGCAGTAATCTTCTCCATCATAGCCAGGATCTTCGAGAATGATAATGTCACAGCATACAGAACCTTCCATAATCTGTCCGAGAAAGTCGTTATAATTTTCATATTTTCCCGTTGTAATTACACGCTTGAAATAATCATAATCCTTTTTGGTAAATGTTATTTTCTTTTTCATATTAGTTTTCCTTTCATGAAATCTTGGTTTTATTTATGCAACCACATTCAAATAAGTCCTTGTGCTATATACATCATCAAAATCTACATATGCTTCGTAATCGCTAAACGCACAATTTTTCCCTTCATAATTCCCGTATTCCTTTATTTCTTCCTTTATTCTTTCTATCCGTTCCTCTGTAAAACCAGCTTCTCTTAACAGATCATAGAACAATTTTTTAATCCGTTTCTCTGGAGCTTTTGAATTATATATTCTTCTACCAGCATCCTGTAGACAGCAGCCAGTTGATTCTCTTAGGATATATGCCATATTTACACCTCCCTTAAAATGTTTCTCCTCTTAATATTTCATCTACTGTATGAGCAGCCCCTTTAAGTAATTCGATCTCTGTAGTATATCCGTTTCCAGATTTTGCAAACAAATCAGCAAGTTTTTCAAGCGTGTTTCTTGTAATTCTCAACTCTGTTTTATCCGTATCAGAGTCATATGTAATCTTTGCCCTAATTTCAACGTCAAACATTTTATTTATCTTCCTTTCAAATATTCGTTTTATTCAATCACATTCCATCTTATCTCAAAAGTAAAGGATTGTTTTTAATTTCTTCTTTTATATATTCTATGTCTTTCTTTTGTTTATTAGCCTGCCCATTATAATAACGAGCTTGATTTCTATTTGTGTAATAGTTTTCAAACGCATTAAACAATGTATCACCAACACTTTCATCAATTATTTTCCAATCCGAATTCCATAGATCACATTCTTTTATTCGTTCTATAACTCCCTGGATTGTATAATCAATATCTCTTATAAGTTTGGTTTCCATCCACTGACCACCATTGCCATCCTCAAAATCATAATAGTCGGTCATCCAATAATCTACATAACCATTTTCTATATCATCATCTAATAGATTTGTTCCACTTCCTTCAGCTATACGGAATATTGTTTCGTCATTCCAAAGATATAATACATCTGAAGGATAATCATTCCATTTTGTATTAAGATCAATCATTTTAATTTCATCCTCCTTTCATATTCATCGTCAGCATCTTTGTCGTCGTAGTATTTATAAACAAGTTCCAACGGCAAAGGTGTATCTTTCCAGCGTTTCCACATTAGATACTCGCACCAATTAGGCTCAACTTCCAGATCACCCCAACTAGGACTTTCCCACATATCTGCATATGGATTAGCATCACTTATAATTATTTCCTTTCCATACTCTGCATATATCTTTACACAAATTTGATCCACAACAACTCTCTTAGCTAATCTCGTTAACCACTTTTGAAACTCTCTATATGTTTCATCAAACTCTCTGTCTCTAAGATTCCCAACTACTGTTAATAAGTAGTCTTCTTCCATATTAAACCAACCTTTACGAGATCTATTTCCGTACCAATCTTTTCCTTTGTCTGTTCGCATATCAAACTCATCACACGAACAACTACTACCAGCACCTCCGCCTACATTAATATGTATTTCCATATCACCTTCAGATCCAGTAACAAGTGGAAGATGTTCTAACACTGTTTCAAGGATATATCTTTTCTCCGGCTGAGTTCTTCCCATGGGAGAAACTCTTAAAGTACCAATTACATGAGTCCAATGTGACATATTAATTTCTCCTTTAAATATGACAATCTACTACTGTTACGTTTATCTTTTCAGGTAAGGATTCAACAAATCTTTTAAATGAATCTACATATTCATCTTTATCTTTCTCATTAGTAACAATACCCCACCAACCCATTCTTCCTCTTTCATACCATCTACCGTATGAATCGACGAAAGCAAAAGGAGCAGGTGTTTTATCCCAATCAATTTCAGAAACATAATCTTCGTTTGTATTTTCACCTTCTTTAGTTATTAAACAATCTTTCCATCTGCCACCATTATCATCATACCAATCCCATTTAGAATTAGGATTATAAGTACTCCATAAATTACCTTCGCTATCCACTTCGTCTTCATCGTAATATTGACTTAGATATTCAAAACATTCTTCGTCAGACCAGTTAAGTTTTTTAGGAAAGTCTTCTTCTAAATATTTTATATGATCTTTATTGTTATATCTTTTTTTATAAGATTCCGGATCATTTAAGAACTCTTTATATGTACTATTTTTATAATCCTCAATATCTTCCCTGACTTCCTGAATTGCCTGTTGTTTAGTATATTTAATATACGGAGCAACAATTATTTCTTCGTTATAAGGTGCAAGTAATGACTCAACATCACGATCACTATCTTCATTAGTAAATACATAAACTGCAAAATGACTCATATTATAATCTCCTTTTTAAATTTAATTATTTATTTCCCTACGCAGCAAGTGAATCAATCCACTTAAGAAATCCTGCTTCAAACTCCGGGAACTCTTTTATAAATTGTTCCAGATCACGGATTCTTGGAACTTTAATATTATTTCTATTATCCTCATGTACTGCCTGAACAACACTTCCATTCGTCCAGAAGTCATAAGAACCACAAGCACCACCATTATTAATACCAATATACTTATAGACACCACTTTCATAGATTCTTATTAATCCGACGTGATGACGGATTCCATCAGCAATAAATTCGTAGGGATATCCCCATTCCTTTCCGGCATCATAGTCCATAGATATTCTTTTTTCAGGAATTTTAATTTTATTTTCTATACAAGTATTTGCAAGTAGAAGGATTGTTTCAATTCGTTTTTTCATACCTTTAACTATATTTATTAATTCATTTCTTCTTGTCTCTTCCGCATTAGCTGCCTCTTGTTTTTCTCTATCATTTTTAATTGCCTTGTTTTTAATAATTGCAATTCTGTCTTCAGTATTCATACGATTCTCCTATCTAAAATATTCCTGAACGGCCTCTGCAGTTAAATCATATTCAATTTCCGTTAGATACGAATATGATCTGAGGAATTCTTCTTTTGTTAGAAGAAAGAAATCTCTCATCTTTTCCTTATCGTCTGTGAAATCTGTTAACTTTTGCTTTGACTTATACAATTCTGTCAAAGCCCCAACAAGTATGTCTTTCGTATCATTATCAACTCCGGTTTCCTCTATGAACCCGAGCAATAATAAGTAACACTGAAAAAGATTTGTCATACATCCGTCCTCCTAAACCCTATGCCATCTACATAAAACCATTCTCTGTGATTGCATTCGTCTATTCCACATATTAAATCAGACACACTCATACTTTCCGAATGATAATCCTCGGGATGATTTATATTAAACTTTTCAAATAATTGTTCAAGCATTCGGTTGTTTAATTTATCTCCCTTTATTTCTCCAGAATAAACCATCACATAATCTGCAATTTCCACTGTATGTTTTATATGGTCATATGAAACATACTTATTAGGATCATTCGGTGGGAGTTTCCATATTTCATACTTCATAATTAATCCTCCATTGTCTTACAATCACTTACTACTCCTCCGCAATAAAGACCTCCGCTTCTATAAGCACCGGCCATTCTTCGAAGAAAACACGACATAAGATCCTTAAAGTTTTTATCACTCGTGTACCATTCATCTATCTTTCCATAATCTAAATCTCCGTATGGAATATCTCCATCAGCTACGCCTCCCATTAGCCAGCCATCAAATACGTCTTCATCATTTATCTGTCTTGCTATATACTCCATACATACAACCATCTTTGCTCGTTCAATTGTTTTCTTATCCATAATCAATCCTCCATTAATCAACGAATAACTCACGCATATAATTCAACAATCCATTTTCTGATTTATCTTCTTTGTACTCGTTCCAGTCATTCCAATCCATATAATTAATTTCCGTATTCAGTTGTAATATTTTCTGAAACATTTCATATGTTTCATCTGACACTTCATTGATTATCAATGCTAATGCCTCTTTTAATCGTTCTCCCATATTTATCTCCTTGGTAAATAATATACCCAATACTTTCCAATTAACTCTTGCGGTGATACTATGAAGAATGTATAAGCATGTCTCTGCGGATCCTTTAATAGATCCGCATAACATCTCATCATCTTTTCTTTCGTGTTATACTCACAAAACTGAAACATATTATTTCTCCTTTATGAGTTTTCCGATTACATCGTAGAGTTCTTCGAGTTCTTCTCCGGTCAAACCAATGCCTTTTCCACACTTTTCATTTCCGTCTTCATCCTCACTCCATAATCTCAAATCATATTTAGGATCACGATCATTCCAAGACAGATAGCGCAGCTTAACGGTTCCGCCTTTTGCTCTTGGTGTGAGTTCTCCACACTCTTCAAGAACTTTATAATTGATTTCCTTATTATCTGATGTACCGCTCTTCTTAATTGCCACAATTTTTCCTCCTTATATATTGTTGATCTGGCTTGCTATCATATCTGCCGTATGAGTATAAAGAACATTAGGATATTTATTTACAGCCTTGCTGTAATATTTCCATTCTTCTTTATCAGTAAAGGCTCCCATATGAAACCGAATACAATACATTTCCTCTTCGGTTAATTGCATATGTCCGGATAACATTATTACTGACTTATCTCCATGGCCTCCCATTGTTTTGCTTTCATTATATTTCCATATCTCATGATCATCTTCCCAACCATCAGAAATATAATCATCACACTTACAAACATCGTGTAATAATCCAACCAACATTGGACTTTCTTTTCGCTGCCAAACAAGTCCCAACTTTTCTGATAAACCACACAATGCCCTAGCAACTTCAACACAATGTAAATATAAATCTCCGTTGTTTGCTCCATGATGATGTATGGATGCCGGCTTATCATAGAAACCTATTGACTTTAACCACATCTCACAATCTTCTGTAATGATATCCGGAAGCATTTCTTGAACACTTAACATTAAATTACCTTACCTTTCCCATTAGACATATAATATGATTACGCTGCTTTCCAGTTAGTTTTAGTTTGTCTGCGTCTTTTAACATTAGGTGTAGACACAAATGATAAAATTTCTTTTTCATTATGCTACCTTTCCACATTTAAGAAGATATTGTATAGGATCAGAAGCATTACACAATTCATAATTGAACAGGGCGTTCTTTATTATGTGTGTCTTTTCTGCTCCAAGACCTTTCAATTTTTCAAGAGTGTCCTCTTCTATACGCTCTATCAAATCTCCTACTGTTGCAACGCTATTCCTTCGTAAAAGGTTTTCTACCGCCGTTGGAAGTTCAAGTTCCGCTATTGAATTATCATTAAGATTTTCATAAGTAATAATTGTTACTGTCATATCAATCGTCCTCCATCCATTTCTTTTTACGTTTGTAATCTCTCTTGTTCTTATGAATTCGTTCGCCTATATTAAAGGGAATTAAAACCCTTCGTTTCTTATCCTGCTCTCGTTTTTCTTTCTTTGTCATAGGTCATTATGCAATCCTTTCTATTACATCACCTAATGTTGTGTCTTCAACAATCGTTACTCTCTCCTGATCTACATCTAAATATTTAGAAATACAAAACTTATAAGGTCGAGGTTCACCAAATACGCTTTCGTCATTAATATGCAAGCTTGACTTTATTGGTTTCCCAAGAATTTCATAGAAGTATTTATATACTCCAACAACTTCTCCTTCATAAGTTGCATACGGATGTATCATACTGTTACTCTTGTAATGTATCTTTTGCCCTATCTTTAAATCAATTCCCTTTTGTCCTACCATGCGTACTCTCCTTGTTTTCTACGTAAACTTGTCATTATATTTGATGCCTCAATATTATTTTTTGCTTTAACGATTGCATCTAGAGTTTCATTTGTATATAACTTTGGATAGAAGTCTATAAAATCTTTTGCTGCATCATAAATATCAGCACGTTCATTTAATTCTTCGAGAGCTTTTATTTTCTCTTCTCCCTTAAGTTTACAGATCTTATTGTATGCTTCCTTAAACGCACCAGTCCTTAGATCTTTCCGCATTTTCTACATTCCTTTCTATTTAGTATAAGTTTGTGTTCCTTAATTAATCGTCTCGCTATTGGTTCTTGTATAACCTGCGGTATTACACAAGTCTCCACGCCATTTCTCTTATAAATTAAGTGACCACCATGCTGTCTCACAAAAGTGAAACCGTTTGATTCGAGAATTCGATTGAATTCAAATCTCGTATATCTCTTCATCATCTCACCTCCGTTATAGTTCCGTTTTCATATAGATAAGGGTGATCACTAAGTATCTCATCAGGCATTACCTCAGTTGCATTGATTTCTTTAATCATCTCTACCATATACTGAGTATTAGGATTCTTTTCTTCATCATCTCTTATTAAGATCAGCTCGTGAATGCTCGAAGGAAGAATAAGAATTCTCTTTCCAATTGTTTCTTCATAACCGTTAAAGAGATCCGGGAAGAGCAAGGCAGACGATCCGTACTTCATATCCACAGTAGATAAAACATACATTTCATTTCTCATAGCCCCAGGCATAGGAATGATATCCGCCATATCCTTCAGACTAATTTTGTTAGCCATATTTTTCTTAGACTGTTCGAATAAATCTTCTTCAGTAATACCCCACTTGTCGAGATGTTCTTTCTTTATTGTGATTGCAAAATCTCCGTTAATTGCCTTGTAATATACATTGAGATCAAGGTATTTTCTTGTTGCCATATCTTCCATAAGGCCACCTGAAAGATATGGTATTATACTCTTCTTAATGTTTTCGTAATTCACAAAATCATTTACCCAATCATTAAACATATCAGGAGATATTTCGTTTTCCTTATACACCCTGACTATATAACTAGCTATATTTTCTATGCTGGCATCAGTATCAAAGTCTGGATACATATTTACCCGCACCCTTCCTTCTCCTAAAACAACTCCAATTCGTTCGTCTCCGTTCTTATTTACTATTGTTATTTCTGCCTGATATCCTCTGTTGTTAAGAACCTCTGCTACCATATTTGCTTTCTCTAACATTTTTGCTGTGTACATATTAATTTTCCTCCTTAATTAGTTTTCATCTACGCCTAAACCACAACAGTTCCTACACATTTCATCCTCATATCCCATATACGTATCAGCATATGGACAGATGTAATGTGTTATTTCTTTTCCGGTTTCCTGATCATATTCAGTTACCGGATCATCACACGGTGTATGCATTATCTTTAATTTCTCCTTTTAATAAAATGTACCTACATCATCAAAGTTCCATACCATTTCTTCATTATAGTTTTCTCTGAATTTTTCTTCAGATATATTTTTCTCTTCTGTATCAATATCATCTACTTCCCAATCTCCATCTTCATCAGGTTCAATATTATGTATATAATCAATATAACCATCTGCATTATATACATTCACATCTTCGTCTGACGGAACTACTATCTTTACTGTGGCTCTCTGTTCTCTAATCAACTTAACTTCTATTACATTGTATGATGTAGGATAAAGAATTTCTTTTACATTATATAATTCTGCTTCATCTTTTATAAGTTTAAGCTGCTCTAATATAGTTTTCTTATCATCTTCTGCAAGATTTTCTACAAGTGCTGCTATTGCGTTTGAAGCAATAGTTTTTGTTCTATCGTGAGCATTCTTTTCTTTGAAAAGATTATTCAAAGGGTTTTCTATATCGTATAAATCCAAGATCGCCTTCTTTAATGCCTCTTCCTGGGTGACATCTCCATATATATCATAATAATGTCCCCAATCCCATCGTAAACCGATTTCTTTTGACTCATCATAGTTAGTGACCGCTGCATACTTTATTACTCTGCCTTCGTTTTCAATTTCCACTACACTTCTCTGACCATACCTTACAATCTCTCTTGTTTTGTCCATATTTTTCCTCCTAATGATTTGAATTATACTATCTTATTTTAATTTTGTCAAGTATTTTAATAGATATAATAATCTATTATGTCATTCCAGCATATATCGGGGTTATTCACAAAGAAATTATACATACATTCTGCTTCAGATTCTCCACCAATCGTTACATTTACTTCCTCCTTTGTCTTTGGATCTAAGTATCCTATTTCCATACCAGATATTACTACGTCACACAAGTCTCTATAATAACTTTCGTCTATATAGTATCTACTATCTCTATAATATATTCTCGGTATGAATTCGTACTGATCACAATCTTTAATATCAAGAAGTTTCTTTATCACTTCGATTGTGTTTAACATTTCCTCAAAGAGAACATACTCTTTAACCGTATGCTGTTTATAATATCCGCAACTTAAATTCACACTTGCAATTTCACAAGCGTCACTAAGTTCCACAATATCTGTAAAAGAACCTTGGGCCTCTACATAACCGGTAGTTTCTGTTATAAACTTTGTGAATGCCGGATTATCACAGTCATAGAATACCGCATCATTTTCATTTGCACGATCAAGTTCTATAAGATATTTCATTTCTCTTAAGTCATTTATATACTTCGTCTTACAGAACTTAGTCGCACCGACACTTCCGGTTTCCTCATCTTCACAGAACAAAATACTCGGTCGGTATCCATCACGAATGAGTTTAGTTATCATATAGATTCCACATCTATCATCGCCTCCTATGCCATCTTTACTCTGAATACGTGTCTTCCCTTTATAGCTGTGCATTACATAACTATTACATTGTACCTTATGTACGGTATCCATATGTGCGGTTACAAGATAAGGTATTTTTCCTTTTGCATACAGGAAACCATCTCCATCTATTACTTTATAACGATTACTTAATAAGAAATCTTTTAAGTATTTTTTCAAATCCATTTGCGGTTTATAACACAGTGCTACAAACTTATTGATTTCCTTCTTAATGTTTTGATCCATGTATAATTCTCCTTTCTGTTAGGCAACTTCAGTTTCTTCAGCGGGGACACAATCTTTACACATATCGTGTTCGAAGTCGAACTCGTCTTCAGTAACGTATTCACTACACTCTTCGCAATAATAAACTTCTTCTTTGTCTCTCCACACATCGTCTCTGCATTCAACATATCCTTCGTTTTCAGCACATCTCTCACAACAATAATATTTATCATCATCAGTGTGTATCACATCATCATCATCTAGATATATATATTCTCCACAATGTTCACACTCACCAAAGTAACCTGAATATTCCATAGCATCATTACAAACTTTCCCGTAACCGGATATGTAATAATAATCCTCATCGCCACCGACTTCCCATTCTTCGTGGAAATCACAATAGAAGCAGCAAGCTTCACAATACCACTCTCCATTTATGTAATACATATTTTCTGTATCTTCTACAGCTCCGCACCTATAACAAGTGTGTTCGTTCTTCGCCTCTTCCACGCAGTCCTCACAAACAACGCACTCATCATAGTTGGTAAGTTCTCCGCAATTAGGACAGATAGAGCTAGATCCAATTACAATGGGCTTCGTATTAAGTATTTCTGTACCGGTCATTCCCTTCCAGTATGAAACATTGCAGTCGTTATATTCTATATGATCGTGATATCCGGCTCCTTCGTAATCTATAACCCTTTCACATTCATCAGTTCCCTTTTTGTTTACCCACATATTAGGGATATCATAACACTCCGCTATTATCTTTTGTACTATCTCACGGAATTGTTTTGCAAGTGATGAATCTCCGCCGTCTCTACCGTCTGGATAATTTCTACTCTGTATTAACTTACCTTCTCCAAGAGAGAAGAAGCAGCGATTTAATTTATCTCTTAATACAAGTTCCGGTTCAGTATCATCTGTCCTTATAGTATACAGAACAAATGTAGTTCCATCGCTTCCGTATGAAGTAGTACCTCCACTATAACAGCCTGAATAATTATTACTGTTGTTTCGTTTGTTTGTTTTATCAATGGTATAGCAAGATGCCCAATCATTTCCAAACGAAGCCGTGAGAAATGCTATACGATCGGTGGTTATAACTGTTTTCTGCTTAAAGGTAAGCGGATTAATTGCATCACAGAATTCCGCATATCTTCTATTATAACCATCGTCATACTCTCTTCCCGTTATAGTAGTTTTCATATCTTTAATCTTGTCGAGTTTAAGTGCTTTACACATAGCACCTACCACACGGCTAATTTTCTTTCCGACCACCGCATTAAGATTAGTGTCTAACATCTGCCCAACACTTAAAAACATATCAGCAAGTTCCTGCGTTTCTATAAGCCGGCTGGGATTATTGATGATATAATCAAAAATATCACTTATTTTATACACCAGTTTTACATCCGCTAATGCAACTCTACGAGCACCAAATGAAGTTGAATTATTCTGAAAATATAATTTTGCTTCTCTCCATTTATAAAACTCGTTCATACTCTCTCCATATGAAAAGCCCAAGATTTTAGTGGTGTCTCTGTCCCTAGATAGTAAACACTCAAATGCGTTTACTATTCTTTCCATTTTCTGGAATGCTTCAACTACATCATCATAATAATATACTTTCCATTTACATTCCTGAATAGTATCATTAAGATTATCCATTACCCAGTTTCTAAATTTATAGACTATATCTAAATCTATTGTTCGGACAAGATCCGCATCGAATACTATACTGTGGGTTCTGTTATCCCACAGTGGATGACGAGAAAGTAAATCATTAAGCTTCTTTTTCTGTTCGTTTGAATATTCGTTCGCTTCCCGTACATATCTATCTTCATATGGATACTTGATAAAAGTGTCTGAAGAACAAGAATATTCTTCGTAAAGTTCTTCTTCCATCTTCACACATCGTTCAAGATATTCGGTGTCATCTCTTTCAGGCACTTCAATTCCCGGGAAGTTTGCTATTTCTTTTTCCACGAATACATCCTCCTCTCCTGACATAAACATATCTTCTGTCCACTGCCAATGACCGCCATCTATATCTAACCTAATGTCATATTTACCATCTCTAATGGCGGTAATGATTGCTCTTTGTTCTCTGTACTCTTCCATCTCTGGAACTACATACACGGTATAATCATCTCCGTGATGTAAATCGCCTTTGATTACTACTTCATCTCCTACATTAAGCATTTAATTTTCCTCCTTATGCTGCAAGATAAGTTTCGGATACTTCTTCCCTACCTTTTCCGTATCCAGTTCCGGTGTTAAGAAGTTTATACTTCTCACATTTGAATCCTCTATCCTTAATCCATTTCCATACAAAGGAAATAGCATCAGGATCATTACCAAGCCAGCGGTTATGCTTGCCGTGTATCTGAACAATATAGTTCTGAGGGTTGACCTCTATTGTATAGAATGGAGTATCTATTTCGTCATTCTTACGAAGGAATACTATATTTGTATTGCCTTGTGCGTGACTTTCAAGATAAGAACCTACACAATGACTAAGTGATATACCCTCGCTAGTGATTTCTGCTAGTGATTTCGGCACTACGATTGAGTATTTCTCACCGTGAGATTCGAACTTCTCAATTCTATCTTTCTGAAGTTTATCGAATTTCTTTTTGTATTCCGCTTTGCGTTCTTCTTCACGAAGTGTGTACAATCTATTACGTTCTTCTCTATCGGCCCGTTCTAAAGCCAAAAGATTATCGTGAAGAACTGTTATATCTTCAAGTGTTTTGAAGTCCGTAAAATCAATTTCCGGTCTATTAAACAACCTAAAATAGATTTCTTTTGCATCTAAATATGTACCAATAGCTCCCGACTCTTTCATTTCAAGGCGGAATAACTTTTCGATTAGGTGCCTCTCTTCATCGGTTAGATTGCGGGGATTATGTCTCATTGACCACTGGTTTATACCAATTATCGTTCCCCAATAATGCCAGCCCATATTTTTTAGACCAGTCCAATAGAGTTCTATGGTTTCTGCTGATAAGTCAGTTATATCTGTCCGCCCGAATATTTGTTTCATGTCCTTAATTGTTCTTGAAGAATAAAGAGCAACACTCTCTACTCTACTAAGAAGTTCTTTATTTACTCCAAGGATTTTATACACACTCCCTTTACGCTCGTTTATCTTGTCGAGCATAAAAGTTTCCTTTAAGTTTGATATAACTTCATCCCCGTATCTCATATAATGCTTGGCCAATTCCTTATATCCCGACTTATATAACTTCTCTATAATCGGATGTCTAAGCACCGAAATGAGGTTTTTAAGGAAGGCGAAAGAATTACGTTCAATATTATCAAACATTTCCATATTCCACTTGATAGGTTTCCATTCTAATAATTTTTCAAAGTTAATCCTTCGAAGATTATTATCATAGAAATAAACTATCGAACTCAGGTTTTTACCCACAACTCTATATCCATTAAGTGTGTTTTCCATAATGGATACTTTTCCTTTATTATCAATGAAAATCCTCGCAGCCTCCTTACTTGTTCCGGTAGACTCATACTTATGAGTATTATAATTATATATTTTTTCTGCTTCGAATAATCTGAACACCGCATATTTATCGTCAAGTATATTGAGCTCAATCGTATTCCCTATGTAATTCCTCACCGGGAGTTCATATGTCAAAAGTTTTGCGGTTAAATCACTTATAGGTCGTTCTTTTTCTTTCTTAATAAACTTTGCTAATTCCCAGAAATTTGATATTGCTATTTCTGAATGTAGATATCCTATTGGTGCCGTATTGCATCCACAAAATTCCTGCAAAGTTTCTTCGAGATTGTTAGGTTTTTTTCTCCCGTATGATGCCATACCATTCAACTCTCTTATAAGTGTGCGGTTATAAAATCTTCCGTCGTCCTCTCTCCAAAGACGATTTCCATATTCATCATAAGGAAGCATAGTCTTTCTATCTATAAACAACCGGTTCCAACCATATGTATGATATCGTTCATATATCCATTCCCGTTTTTCTCCTTTTCGACCACGACTTCCGTCTAACATTTCCACTTTTGCAACCTCAAGTACGTCGTGCCCTATGTTCTTAACATATGCTCCTTTATATCCATAAGATGAAGGAGAACAATAGTCGTATCTTTCGTAACATCTTTCGTAACCATACGAATACCACTTTATTATTTCCGGCTTCTCATTTACGGTTACAACTCCGTTATACGGAACATAATATTTTTTGTAGCTACCTAATTCTTTATTATGTCCTTGCCAACTTATTGCAAATATAGGACAGAACTTTTGATCAGGCTCCGTATGATTCGCTGCATATCTCTTAATAAAGTTTTCTGTTTTCATAATTATTATTCTCCTTCATCTTAGGGGGCAGCCGAATGACTGCCCGGCCTACCGCGTTTTAATTAATACAAGTAATCATCTTCATCGTCATCAAAGTCGTCGAGTTCCGTTTCCAGATTCTGCAACTCGATCGTTGCTTTTGCTATAAGCAACTGTTTGACAACGTCATCCGCCATCGGTATTCCTTCCATATCATCGAGGTTTGCAATTTCCGTTGTGCCGAGATAGATTCTCTTTGTACCATATGAAATCAGCATTTCATTTCCAAGTACATCGACCGCCTCGCTGGGTTTAATCTCGTTTGCCGCTATGGTTATGGCATTGCGGATATAGTCCGCTGCCTTGTAGACATCTCCGTTAGTAGCCAACACAGCTTCACGAATTAACTTAATACCAGCCTGCTTATCGCTTTCGCTTACATACCCGAACATCAATATGGGTTCCGGCTTATTGTTAATGATTGGTATAAGACCGCCGTTTCCGTTCTGCTGAAAGTCGATTGCGAACTGTCCTTCGGTCTTAAGGTTTTCGTTTGTGTTGATAATAGCGTCGTTTTCGTATGACATTTTAATTCTCCTTTCTAATCTTCCGTAATGAAAATTCTGCATCGGACTCCGTAGTAACGCTCGACAAATTCTACATTTGCGTAGAAATCCTCGTCGTTGAAGTCGTAGGCACGACTGATATGGATCTGTTCTCCGTTGTTGGTTATCCAAGAAAAGTGAAACTTTGTTGTGTTTGTCATAACGTATTCTCCTTTCCGTTATCCATGATGATTGCTACCATTGTGCCAATTAGTGCTACTGTAAAGACCGCCGCTCCTATCATTTCCCGTTCACCTCGCTTTCTTTGCCGTAATATAATAATAGTTTCCGCAACCGATTTTGATTACAGTAATACGGTCACGCTTATATCCCATTTGCGTTAGTATGTTAATTGCATTAGGCACGTCGCTTCCCTTTACATCTGTAAAAGTCGTGACATCGCACATAAATTTCTGCATTTGCGCTTACACCTCCAATACATAATCCGGCACTATATCAAGCATAGTCGCTGCAATGGAAAGCCAGATTTTCTTTCCGCTTTTAGTGCGGATAAGAACGCGGTTTTCCGTTATACAATCTCGTTTGCAATTATATTTTGCGAGTATTGCGTCTAACTTTGATAGATCACATCTTAACATAGTTATTCTCCCTTGTCAAGAATTAATTTTCCCTTGTATCTACAAGGATTTCGGCAATATAGTCTAAATAGTCGCTCTCGCTTGCAAACAAGCGGTACTCTCCATCTACATATCCCATGTAGCCGGTGGAAGTATGATAACCTTTGATTTCCATTATGCCCATTCCTCCCGAATATTTCCATTGGGATCAAACATCCTTAAATCTTTTCCGCAATTTGTAGACAAGACTTCGTCTATTGTCATATTTTCTGTTTCTGAAATATAGTTAAGTGCCCATTCAAGCAGAGTACATATTGCCTGCTTTTGCTGCTGGGTTTTTCCCAGCGGATTTTCCGTTAATACAGAATTCATTTTTTCTGTTATATTGTTATTTATTCTGCGTAGTTTTTTAATGTCATACTTGTCCATTTGTTTTCTCCTTTCATTTAAGGTACAGATGTTCAGTTCCGTTGAAATTTAGCACGTAAGTGTCTGCGTTTTCAGATACCATATAACAATTATGAATAGCAGCACTCTTGCCAAGGCAAATCCCTAAAATAAAAGCCATCGCAATTACTGCGGTGGCTAATATGATCCTGACTTCGAGTTCGTTGTCTTTGTTCATTACCCAATACCCCCTTTAATTTAGGCAAGTTTCCATTTGTTGTCGTAAGTGTCAAAGAACGCATCATACCCACGTTTCCGCAATTCAGCCAGAGATGTTCTGATGTTATGCGGAGTTGGTCTGGCGTTCATTCCAAAAATAATCTCATCCAACGTAAATCCACTCATAGTGTCACCTTCCCTTCAAATAGTTGCGTTGCAAAACTTGACGTAATACCCCATTCCATAATGATCCGGATAGCATAGATACAATCACGCCTACATAATTTTCCATCGGCGTTAAGTTGACGCACTTTTGCTATGCGTTCCTTTTTGCTTTTGCGCGACCTAATAACCCACTCATATTTATGCATTGACTGCACCAGTAAGGATTAAGTTTGCGCATACTACCAGCATATCTGACATTTCATTAAAGGTACAAATACCCCTTTGATACTGTCTGTTGATAGCATTAGATACAGCCGTAATGTCATCGTTGTAATCTCTCATTAGTGTTAATACATTCAAAAGTGCCATAGTGTTAAACCACCTTTCATAATATAGATAGACTTATAGTGATAGTGCGTTCCTACCCACCTATTGCGTGGAAACAATGTCCACGTACTCAATGAATAAGCCCACAAGAAAAGGCACCACTACTTGAGTGATGCCCTTGTTCTAGGATTATTCGGGGATTTAATTTATTCGGCTATTACACCTACTACAAGTGTGCAAACCACTTTGTTAAATCTATCCCAGTTATAAGTTGTGTTACCTTCCTTGTCGGTCTTAGCGGATATGAGCGTCTTGGCTACTGTACCACTGTATGAGATACTACCGTCCTCATCCTTGCTAAATTTGTTAGTGTAACCCTGAACATATGCATCCTGTATCATATAGATCCGGTTCTTATCGAACTTAATGCGTACTTCGTCGGTGTACTCGTTGGCTGTGGGAAGTGACAGTGATACCTTGAGTATCTTCTGAATTGAACCCTGTGCTATCTTATAGTTATCCTTGACCTTTTTGGTTAAGGACATAGCACCGTCATCGGTTATGGCGTTCGTGTAGTCATGGCATACCTCAAGTGCCTTATACAGCTCCTCATTGCCGTTGAGTGACTGGAGTGCTATCTTCTCAAGTTTGGAGTTACCGGCTGTGGCAATAAGGCGGAGTAATCGGATAACATTTTCCTTGACGTTATCGCCTACTACCATACCCTTGACAACCTTATCATAGGACTTCTTGCACTCGGATACTTTAGCCTCATACCCCTTGATGTCCTCTTTGAGTGCCTTAATCTTATCTTCAAAACCCTTAATCTCATTATCTGTGTACTTGTAAAAGCCGTTCTTCATAGGCTTCTTGTTACTCTCGATCTTCTTCTCAAGACCGGAAATCTGTGCGTGTGCTAATTCAATGAGCATAATGAACTCACTGTATGATACAGCCGTTGCGAACTCTACTCTCTGTACGTCGTTGATGGTTGCTGCAAAAATGTTTGTTTTAAGCATGGTTAATTCCTACCTTTCATTATAATAGATTATTAGTGTCCTCACTCTGTATTGATACGGACTTGTGACCGGCACATAAGACTTATTTTTTGTGGTGCTTATGTGGTTACATTAAGAACGTATAGTTTTTGGCACATTCTCACATGGTATATACTCACTTTACTGATCTGATAAAATCATTACGCTTTACCATGCCTACCGACCCTTCCTACCTACGCCCATAGGTGTATTAACTCACTAAACGGCTACAACTTGTGGCGGAGTTTTTGTGTAGGTACACAAGGCATAATCCGCACCGTTGTGAGTATAGGCACAACGTATAGAAGTAATACAAGTCAGAACATCTGACAGCCTGAACGTCAGGCGGAAAACCGCTATACGTTGCGAGTGCCTCTATATAGATCGACGTTACTCCGCATTTCAGCGACCTATCGGTGTGCCTACTTCCTTGAAGTCTTACCGCACTTACTAATTGCACCGTACCGCCTATGAACTACAAACAATGCGGATTAATTGCAAGTCAAATCTTGGCTCTTTCAGTCACTCGGTAAACCTTATCCCTATTGACCGACCGTCGATATTAAGTTTTCAAAGTACCCCGTCCCCCTTGGGACAATAACATTATCTCACAATCCTAGGTATTGTGCTAAAAAACTATAATTTTTTTTCGCATTTGCTGGATTTATGCGGGTTAAGGGGGTATTTTTAACGCTAAAAAATCCCCGAAAACGTGATATATGCGTACCAGTTTCACCCACACATCAACCCCAAAAACTACCGATAAAACTACTCATCATCCCATCTACCATCCCAATCGCCTTCCGCATCGTAAAACCACCCATAAAACCAGTTTATGCATAAATCATGCATATTATGCAAATTTCGTGTATATTATGCATTCAATCCGCAGAATCCCCGTAATACCGCGCAAAATTAAACCCTTGAATTATATCCAAAATAATGGTATGATATGGTTGAAGAATTGGAGTGGATAATAATAAGTATTATTTGTTTATTAAGTATTATTTGTTTTAAGATCTGCCAAAAAGAAAGTGGATTTTCCATTTTGACTTGACAAAAAGAAAGTAGAGGTGGTTGTTATAGGTGCAAAAAACATAGATATTATATGTCCAAATAAGCTGGTCACGTTTTTTGACTCAACTCCACTTTTGGTCTATTGTCTCTCTCAAAACGCTTATAAAATAGGCAGAAATTGTGTCAGATGGGAAACTATCGCATATTTAATGAAGTGCCCTGTACCGGTGCAGCAAAAAAAGAAAAAACAAATATTGGACGCATTAGATAATTTATGTGACCTGGGATTTATAAAGAAAGAAAATTATTGGGGATATATAATTGATGCCAATTCATTCTATAATCAAACGGAAGGTTTTGAAAGATGTTCTTATGAAGCATTAATGACTCTCAGAGATAATGCCCCTCTCTTTCAACATTATATGTTAATCAAAAAAGGATTGATTAACGGTAGGTGTACTTATGATATTAATTATTTCACAAAGATGGAGAACGTGAGTGAGCGCACTATTGCCAGACGTAACCAAGAGTTGGTCAATTTGAAATTAATAGATATATATAGAACGGTCAAAGATGATAAATACGACCGCAATGTTTATGTGCTTCATAATGATAAATATGTTGCCGGCCAGAATTTTAGCAATATTGACCGCAGCATATCCCAGCGGTACAATTCTTTTGTAAAGAATCCGGATAAGTTTACCCCTATTATGCGCAAGACGCTGCGTAAGCAGGTGGAAGAATATAACGCCCGCAATCCGGATCGAGCAAAAGATCTGGTTGCCTTTGATACCGAGATAAATTAAACCCTTGATTTATTCGAAATTATATAGTATAATTAAGCTGAGGGATAATAATAGAAAGGAGTCATTATGTACGAAGAATTGAAACTACGCTACTCTTCTTTCGATTTTGCTTCCGCAATAGACGAGATACTCGCATGGGAAGCGGAACTTACAGAAGAGAATCAGATAAAGAAAAATGTATTGCGCGGAGTTCTGGATATTATTCTTGACAACTGCGTATTTGAGTGAAGGAGCCCCTATGTATCCTAAATTTAACTTATATTGTTATTACCCGCAATTTAATCATATGTATGCCCCGAAATATTTCGACTGGGTTACTGATGGGAGCGGGGTAATTAATTTTTGGGTAGACGATTATATAACAAAACAACCTACTGTCTGTAACGGGCGGGCTGATATGGCTATGCTTATAGAGCCACGTACTATACAGCCAACTATTTATGAATATGTAGAAAAGCACAGCAAAGACTTTTCTCTTATATTTACTCATGATGAGAGAATACTTAAGTTACCGAATGCGCGGCACATATTCTTTATGAACTGGTATAAGACTTATGATGTACCTAAGACCAAGGCTATCTCAATGGTATGTTCTGATAAGGTAATGTGTAACGAACACAAGCAGAGGCAGAAGCTTGCGGATATGCTGGGAGATCGGGTAGATCACTACGGGATGTATAAGGGTGGTTATAAGTGTGATTATTATGAGTGTCGTGCCGAGTATATGTTTGAAGTTGTAGTGGATAATAACTGGAGTGGGTATTGGCTTTCAGAGAAGCTCGCTAATCCATTGGCTAGTAAGACTATCCCTATTTATTTAGGAGGCCAATACTTTCCGGATGATATAGATACCCGCGGAATACTCACTGTTGATTCTATAGATGAGATTCCGGATTTAGTTACTCATATACTCGGAGCACCTGAATACATATATAATAATCTTCTCTATTATGTCGAGAAAAATTATAACACGGTTATTAATAAATATCACGTATTTGAAGATTGGTTTTATCAGGAATATAAAGATGAACTGAATAAGTATGCGAGTCTTAGTGTAATTAGTAATAACTGTATGGGAGGCTGTTTACTTCATGATCTTAAGATACCATACCAGTCTCCTACTGTAAGTCTTCAAATACTTCCGGAGGAGTATCCAAAGTTCTGTGAAAATATAAAGTATTATATGCAGCAGGAAGTGAAGGAATGCAAGGCCGAGGATCTTTCGGAGAAACATAAACAATATCTTATGAATATGTTTGATAAGATACCCGAGATGCCTTATGGATTGTGCGGTGACATTTTGATTTGTTTTCAGCACTATCCTACTTTTGAAGACGGAAAGGTTATGTGGGATAAGCGGGCTAAGAGATTTGACCCTAATCATGTGGCATTTATATTTTATTCGAGAGATCAAAAATATAATAAATATGTGCAAGAATTTATTGATTGTAATTTTGATAAGGCCGTAGTATTTACCGAGAATTATAATATGGATTTACCAGTTGAGCATCATGAAATTATACCTCCTACCGGTGGGCATTTTTTAGATCCACGTGGAGATGGTCATAGGCATTATGAATATTGGTTTAATCCGGCAGATTGGGTACGTCGAATTAGAAATATATGAGGTATTAGATATTGTTAGACAAACAGATTAATCTTTTTAAAGTAGATACCAGCGCTTTTCTTACAGATGAAGAAAAATTACACAGAGATAAACTTGTCAAAATTAAAAAAGAACGTCAATGGTTATATGAAAAAAAGAAGGTTTCAAATCGTGAAAGTACATTAGAAAAAACAATACGTAAATATAAAGATTGTGATCCTAATGATTATTTAAAAGATAAATATACACGTGCTTTTATATTAAAAACCAGAATAATAGACGAACTTGAAAAAGAGTGGAAAAAATATATATTACAATCGGCAAAGGATGGGGTTGAATATAATAAAAAGCATAAGCGCAAACATATTCGTAATTTAGATGAAAGATATTTATCTTATGAAGATGTTAATGATGGTTCTCGTAAAATTAATCTTTCAAATGTTGTTGCTATGTTTGAATCTACATTAAGCCGCAGCTTCAATATTCAAACCGATGAACTTACATATGATATTTTTATTGTTGAAATATATTATTACGATATTGCTCAGGATATTATATGTAATGGATTCAATTATAATGGCAAGCATTATGTATATTTTTCTTCGTCTGCCGGTCAGATTAGAACTAAGAAAGCTGTATTTGTAGAAGAACAAAAATATGAAGCTTGTAAATTAAAGTTAATGTGTGGGCTAACCGTAGATAAAATAAACGAATGCGGCGGAATGAATATTAATAAATATCTCGCATATATAGCACTTACAAATTCTGCTACTGATCTTTGGGAAGATATTTTTGGTTTTGATTTTGATATAGATAGAACTATTGTAGTAGACGATTTTGAAACTTTAGTTAAATGCAAAGTTGATAATATTGATTATGAAACTTATGAGATCACTCCTGGGGTTGAAGAAGAAATACCTATTCCTCATACTGATGGATGTGGAATGATTGATCCGAATATATGTAAAAAGAATTTTATGATTAGATTACCATTTATTAAGGGTCTTCTTGGCAGTTTTGATTTTAAAAGATTCGTATCTGAAAACGGTCGATCTTCTACTGTTAAGGATATATGGGGAAAAGAATACGATGTAATTAAAGATGATATTCAGATTATATTTACTAAGTCTCAACTTAAGATGTATAAGTTTTATGATTCTTGGGATCAATATAAAGAATATTTTAAGAAATACAAATGCGAAGCTGGGATATGTAATCTTGAAGAAGACAATATACTAAATGCAAAGATAAATTATCAGATGCTCCAAACATTGTATGATGCTACCGATGAAGAAATAATGGATATGTGTAGTATTCCGAATAAAAAGATAAAAGAGATTTCAGATAGTTTAGATAATGCATTAGACTTCTTTGGAGTTAAATTGACAGATGAAGTCGAAAATCATAAAGACTATTTTCAGAAAGCGTTACGCATATATCCTGAATTATTATCTGATCCAGCCACAAGAAATGATCTTAAAGATTTAAAAAAGAGTTTAGTAAAAAAATATCGTAGTGGCAAACTTGATGTTTCAGGAAAATTTACTTTTGTTCTTCCTGATCTTTATGCTTTTTGCGAATGGTTATTTTGTGGAATACAAACTCCAAAAGGATTGCTGGAAGATAAGGAAGTATTTTGTAGACTTTATGAAGGATCATCTAAGTTGGATTGTTTAAGATCTCCTCACTTATACATTGAACACGCAATACGGAATAATGTTTGCAATAAGAAATATAGAAATGAATATTTGAGAGATTGGTTTACAACAGATGCTATATATACGAGCACTTACGATCCTATAAGCCGGATACTTCAGCTTGATGTCGATGGAGATAAACTTTTAGTTCTTGCTCAACCAAAGTTAATAGAAATGGCCGAACGTGTAACTCATGACGTGTACCCTCTATATTATGAAATGAAAAAAGCAAACGCTGAAAAGATTAATTCGGAGAATATATATAGAGGGCTTGAATTAGCATTTACTGGTGGAAGAATCGGAGGTATTAGTAATAATATTACAAAGATATGGAATTCAGAGAATATAACCGAAGAAGCGAAAAATGTTATTAAATGGTTATGTATGGAAACCAATTTTACAATTGATTATGCTAAAACATTATTTAAGCCGGTGCGTCCTAAAGCTGTAGATGAATTAATTAAAAAATATTCAAAATTAAAAGTACCATACTTTTTTCAATATGCTAAAGATAAGGAAATTGAACAATGTGAAGATATCAATAATAGTATGATGAATAGAATAGTTAAAGCAATTAATGAAAATAAAAATATGTTCTATTCTATTAAAAATCTTGCAGATGTAGATTATCTGATGTTGCTAAAAGATAAAAATGATTCTTATTACAATGAACAAATCAATAAAAGATTTGATTCTCTTAATAAAAAGTATAGAAACAATATCAACATAGATGAAGATGATACAAATAAAAATAATATTAAAATAATAGCTAAACAAGTACAGGACGAGTTAGAAAAAATTGAGCCTGATCGAGATAAAGTTATTAATTCACTGATATCATTTTTATATAAAAAGAAATCCGAAAGAAAGAAAAAACTTCTTTGGTATGTATACGGTGAAGAGTTATATCATAACCTTTGCAATAATATTGACAACTCTTCTATCTGTGGTAAATGCGGAAAAAGAACGACCGAATCTTTAATTCGAAATAAATGTTTTGAATGTAGAGTCAAAGAAATGAAAGAAAAGAGTATTAAACTCATTAAGTGTAAAGATTGTGGAAAAGAATTGACACTATCTCCTTCCTCACGTACATGTCGTTGCGATGATTGTAAAAAGAAAGAAAGGCGGGAACATAATCGTCAAATGTATATAAATCGTAAAATTCAACCAAGTTCGTAAAAATGAAAAAATTAATTTTTCTTATATTTTACTTGACAAAATTAATTATTATTATTATTCGAAATTCTGCCCTTTTAGGGATACATTAAAAATTCCCATAAAGGGCTTAGGATTTACACGAATAATGTTAATGATATCCCAAACAAAAATACTAAGACAAAAAGGAGAAACAAAAAATGACAAAAAAGGAACTTGTAAAGGAAATTTCAACAAACACAGGATTTACTCAGAAGGATGTTATGACCGTTGTAGACTCAGCCATAGATGTAATCACAAAGACTGTATCTAGTGATGAGATCTCGATTACCGGGTTTGGTAAGTTTCTTACAACACAGAGATCTGAGCGTATTATGAGAAATCCTTCTACTGGAGAACAGGTAACCGTTCCGGCTAAGAAGTCTCTTAAGTTTAGACCTGCAAAGGCATTTAAGGACTCTGTTAATTCATAAGGCCCTCCCCCCCTCTACCGAGGATATTGCTCTTCGTTCGCGTCCTGCGGACGGAGGGCAAAATAAAAATGAAATGAGGAAAAGGATATTGATACAAATTAATAAACGTGAAAGATTTGAATTAGAAAAACTTGGTTTTAGAATGGGAGATCATATCTTCCATACCGTATCAAATAAGAAAAAATATTATATTTCTGAGTCTCCTAAAATTAAACAGGCTCTTTGGAATATAAGAGAGAACGAGGTAAGAAATAATGAGTGAGCCTAAAATGACTTATAATTTAGCACTTACAGACAAATTTGATATTGAAGACTATGAAAACAGACGATTATATCTAAATACAGAAATAGATGAAAGTATAATTACAAGTATAGCTTACCATATTCTTAGATATAATAGATTAGACAAAGACATACCCATTGAAAATCGGGAACCTATTATATTGTACATCAATAGTCCTGGGGGCACCGTCGCGGATGGGTTCGGTTTGGTAGATGTGATCTTACAGTCTAAAACTCCCGTTTATACCGTTAATCAAGCACAATGTTCTAGTATGGGTTTTCTCATCTTTATAGCGGGACATAAAAGATATAGTATGAAACATAGTGAATTCTTGATGCATGATGGTAGTTCATTTGCGTGGGATTCTACTGCTAAAGCTAAGGATAGAATTGATTTTGAAGCAACCGAATTAGAAAAATATACTAAAGAGTATATTATTAGTAGAACAAAGATAGACGATTCTTTATATGATGAAAAATATCGTGTCGAGTGGTATATGATGGCGGATACGGCTTTAAAGTATGGTATATGTGATTATATCGTCGGTGATGATTGTGATATAGATGAAATAATATAAATTAAAGGGGATAATTAATGGCAAACTTTAAACGCACATTAAATACTAATGGTAAGTTCAAAATGCTTGCCATTGCAGACGGAAATAAATTTATAGACTATGAGACTGGTGAGTTTGTTGATGTACCTGACATTATTGGAAAGTGTATGGGTGATCAACCTTTTGATTTAAATGTAACTCAAAAGTCTGAAACGGATATTACTCCGGATAATAAAGAGGGGTGATACCGTTGGATCTCAAAAAGCAAAAGAATGAAAGTGAATTACAATATATCTGGAGATTGTCTTTAGCTAAAGATTCAGGAACTCTTGATATGACCTGGGATGAACTTGCAGATGTTTTTAATGAAAATCTTAAAACAGATTATGGTAGTTCAGCTTTCAGAAAGAAATTTCAGATGGCGCAACACTTTTACGATGATGTGTTTTCTAAGATGGATGACTCCGAGATTTCTCAAGAATTTGCAAAACAAAAAAGAGAGCTTGAGAGATTAAAAATACAATATAGGGACGAGCGTAATGCGTGGAATAAACAGAATTATATTGAAGCACGTGTAGAACAAAAACTTGATTATCTCGAAGAAGAACTTCAGGATATAGGGAAACTAAATTTCCCAGAACACGAGTATATTGAAACAAAAAGCGATAATGATATGTTAGTAATACTTTCTGATTTTCATATTGGGCAATGTTTTGATTCTATTTGGGGAAAATATAATTCTGATATAGCTGCTAAAAGAATAGAACAACTAGCTGAAAATGTTAGAAAAATTTCTCATAGACATAAATGTGAAAATTTATATATATCTATTCAAGGAGATTTAATATCAGGATCTATCCATAAAAGTATTGCTATAACAAATAGAGAAGATGTAATAACTCAAATAAAAATTGCATCAAAATTAATAATTTCTTTTTGTTATGATATGAGTAAATATTTTAAAAATGTATACGTCGCTAATGTTGCTGGAAATCATTCAAGAATAGATAAAAAAGATGATGCCCTTCATTCTGAAAGATTGGATGATCTTGTAGGATGGGTAGTAAACTCTTCTCTTCAACATATTAAAAATATACATTTTTATAGTAACAGATTAGATATTGGAATATCCGAAATGGATATTCGTGGTAAAAAATATGTTGGCGTACACGGGGATTATGATCGATATACGAAAAGCGGAGTGGAAAGTTTAGTAATGCTAATTGGATATCTTCCATATGCTGTGACGTTTGGACATCTTCATGTATGTTCTCTAGATGAGTGTAATGGAATCAAAATGATAAGAGGTGGTTCTCTTGCAGGCACCGGTGATCAATATACAATTGAAAAAAGATTATATGGCAAACCCTCGCAAATGATTTGTATTTGCAATGATAGAGGAATTGAATGTTATTACCCTATAGAACTTGATTAAGAGGAGAAATTAATTATGATGGTTGTCGATGATTTTAATGAAATACTTGAAATACTTTTAGACAATGTAACATCTGAAGATTGTGGCCATGCATGTTATGTCTCCAATGAAGAAGATATAACAAAATTTCTTAGTGTTGTTAATATGTGTACAGATGCTACGCCAGAACTTATTAACTTTAATAATGCAAATTCAAATGAATATGTATTTGAATTTGATTATGATGAAGAAATTGGTCTTTCTTATAGCATATGGCCGGCAGCGGATGAGGATGGTACCTATTTTTCTAATTACGGATTGTGTCTTGTAGATAAATCTATTTCTGAAGATTTTGAAGATGATTACAATACCGAGCTGAGTATTCATGATGAGGATTATATTCATCCAATCAGGATAAAGATTGGTAAAGATGAAAAAGAAACTCCTAAAAAAGGAACGGGTATAAGTTCATCTGAATCTACGAGAATAGATACAAATGATGACGGAACTATTTCTGGATTTACTAAGAAATGGGAAAATGATCATTCATTCTTTACGTATACATATCATAGCACTAACGAAGACGATGTTTTAGATGTTATGGAAAGATTTGGAATTAAGCAATAACCATAGATAGGAAGTACTGTTGTGAAAGGCAACTTGGCGAAGTAGTCCAACAACTACTTGTAGTGTGCGAAGCAGTTAGATTTCTGAGCGAGCAGTACCGGCATCACGGACGCATGACCGTCGCATAAAAAATCAAAGTAGAACAGTTTATTTGAGAGGTGCAACTCCTCTCCTACTATTTGGAGGAAACAGATATGAAAAGAATATTATCAATGCTTACAATTGCATATATGGTAGTAACTACATTGTTACCTTTTGTATTTAATGGCGGTGTTGATAATAATGCCGTTAGATATAAAAGTGATTCAGATATTATTTATTTAGATTCAGAGGCTATTGCATTATCTAACGCATCTGATTCTGATACTGGTTTACGAGCCGAAGCATTAGAAGCATTTAATCAAGTGAATGAAATTCGTGCAGAAGCTGGATTAGATAGATTAGTTTGGGATCAGAATCTTGAAACTGTAGCATCAGTTAGGGCTGAGGAATGTAATACTAAGTTTTCACATACACGTCCCGATGGGCGTGAGTGGTACACCGTTAACAGTAAGATTCAGGGTGGTGAGAATTTAGCTTACGGATTTGATACGGCTGATGATGTGGTAGAAGCATGGATGGATTCTCCTACTCATAAAGATAATATTCTTTATGATGAGTTTACAGGAGGCTCAATTTCTATTTATCAAAATGATAATGGAACTTATTATTGGGCTAATGAATTTAAATATTGAGTAAAAGGATGTGATTAAATGGCAAGGCTAAGAAGTTTTAAAACGCCTGAGGAAATAAAAAAAATGCCGATTAGTAATGTTCGAGAAGAATATAATAAATTGGCTTATGATTATGAAAGAATTACAGAAAATAAAATTCTTCTTTGTCCTTGTTGTAATACATGGCAATCCGCTGAAGATGGATTTTATATGGATAAAAGATATGCGACAAATCGCTATCCGGTTTGTAAACGTTGTCTTTTGAAAAAAGTTGAACAAAGACAAAAAGACACAGATGAACCTAATGAAACAAAAGAATCGGTTCAACATGTACTTCAAATGATGGATAAAGTATATGATGATAATTTTTATAATGATTGCGTAAAAGGAGCTCTTGATGGTGTAAATGAAAAACAACGTCATTCTCCATTTACGTCGTATATTGTCGGTATACAGTCATTGCCGCAGTGGAAGGGTAAAGGTTGGAAAGATTCAAATTTTGGTGACGCAGCCATGTCTGTGGACGAAGAAGAAACTAGAATTATTCAAAAAACTGTTAAAGCTGGCCGAAAAAGATTTGGATCTGGGTATACAGATGATGAGTATATGATTCTTGAAAATGAATACCAAGATTGGATTACAAGATATGAATGTAATACAAAAGCACAAGAAGAAGTTTTTGAGAATCTTTCTATATTAAAACTATTAAAAAAGAAAGCTTTATTAAAAGGTGATTCAACTAGAGATTTAGATAAACAGCAACAAGATTGGCTCGATGCTGGTAAATTAAAACCTAAACAAAATACAAGTGATACTCTTTCTGAGGCACAAACTTTTGGAACATTAATACAAAAATATGAAGAAACTCGTCCATTACCAGAAATGGATGATGAATTTAAGGATGTAGATAAAATAGGTTTATATTTTGATGTATTCTTTAGAGGTCATACAAGTAAAATGTTGGGCTTAAAAAATGCTTTTTCAAATATATATGAGCGAATAATGAGTAAATATACTGTAACCAAACCGGAATATTCCGAAGAAGAAGATAGCGAAACTATTTTCGCTAAAGTATTTGGAACTCAAGATGACGAATAAAAAGACTATAAACGAGGTTGCTCATGAAAAATCTGAAAAGCTATTAGATGGAATTGCATATTGGGGAAGTTTTTACAGGTGTAATCCACATAGATTTGTTAAAGAATATCTAAATATAACACTTAAGTTGTTCCAAAAAATAATCATCTTTATGATGATGGTAAGTACTAATTTTATGTATCTTGCTAGCCGTGGTCAACAAAAAAATAGGCCTAGCCGCATAGAAATATGTGGTTTCATAGAGGGGAAAATCGGTAGATGCTTAACTGCCAATACCGAGGTAAAATCATAGATTGCGAAAGGCTATGATTCACCGTAACGCATAGAGATTGAATAAATATAATATCTCCACGAGTCTCCTCCGCCCTAACGTAAAGTCGAGGGTGAAAATATATGCTAGACTGGAATGGAATTAACCATTCGATGAAAATGAAGGAAACTTCCAGAGCTATGGATAAAAAGCCATAGGTTAATAACAATCGCAAGGCAAGTCATGGATTATTGCATTATATTGTGTAGTTAGATGTATCTTGTTTCCTGGTACTAAAATAGTAGTTGCCTCTGGAGTAAAAGCACAAGCAATAGAAATTATATCAAAAATAGAGACTGAATTTTTAAAAAACTATTCTTGGGGATCTCAAAATTTAAAGAACGAAATATCTTATATTTCTACTTCGCCAAACAATCCTGTATGTGAGTTTAAAGATGGCTCATATATACATGTAGTTACATCAAATGATAATGCTAGACATAACAGAGCTAATATTATAGTGGTTGATGAATTTAGGCTTGTTGATCTTAATACAATAAATACGGTATTAAGAAAATTCTTAACTGCTCCTCGTCAACCAGGATATCTTAATAATCCTAAATATAAACATTTAGAAGAAAGAAACTGTGAAATATATGCTAGTTCTGCGTGGTATCAAGCACACTGGTCATATTCAAAAGCCAAATCATATTTTTCAAATATGTTGGATGATAAAAGAAAATATGTATGTATTGGATTACCATATCAGCTTGCAATAAAAGAAAGATTATTGCCTCGTGCACAAGTTGAAGATGAAATGTCTGAAGAAGATTTTGATCCTATTTCTTGGAAAATGGAAATGGAATGTATTTTCTATGGTGATTCAGATGGAGCGTTTTATAAATATGATGATTTATCAAAGTGTCGAAAAATTAAAACTGCATATCTTCCACTTTCTATGTACGAAAAACGTGGTATTAATGTTCCAGATTTAGCTCCTCAAGAAAGACGAATAATGTCTGTGGACGTAGCTCTCATGGCTAGTAGAAAACATAATAATGACGCTGCTGCTATGTGGATTAATGTAGCCATTCCTAATGGAACGGTATACATGAGTAATTATGTTTTTATTAAAACTTTTGAGGGATTAACTACGGACGAATTAGGCATAGAAATAATGCGTAATTTTTATAAATATAAATGTACTGATTTAGTATTGGATACACAAGGAAACGGTTTAGGCGTATATGATTTTATTATCAAAGAGCAATATGACGCTTCTACCGGAGAAACCTATGAAGCTATGACTTCGTGTAATAATCAAGAAATGGCTGAAAGATGCAAAGTTAAAACAGCAAATAAAGTTGTATGGTGTATTAAGGCCACTGCAGATTTTAACTCAAACGCAGCTCAATCATTACGTGCAGGCATAATGAACGGTAATATTAATCTTTTGTGTGGAGAATTTGAGGCAGAAGATATAATAAAAAAACTTCCTAATTATGCAAAAATGTCAGATCGAGAAAAAGCAGATTTAATGCTTCCATATGTTCAAACTGGTTTTGCCATAAATGAAATGATTAATCTTGAATATGAAATTGTAAATAATAAAGTAAGGATCAAAGAACGTAGTGGTATGCGTAAAGATAGATTTTCTAGTATTCAATATAACAATGCTATAGTACAAGAATTAAATACAAAATTAAAACCTAAAAATATTGAACAAGATATTAGAAATATGTTTCTTATTCGAAAAGCTCATAGAGTATAAATGAACCCTATTCGCCTCTTAATAATGCGTACCATTTAGGGTCTTTTTGCCGGAAAGGAGGCATTATGAAAATAGATGCATATATGGGTAATGTCTCCTTTTCAAGATTTGTTGGCACAAAAACACTCAAAAAAGGAAAAGATATTAAAAACGATAAAGCCGAATATAAATATCGCGTTGAAAAGCGAGGACAATATATAGATATAAAAATATAAAGGAGGGTGCCGTATGGCTAATCAAAAAAGTGCTACTAGTGGCACTCCAAAACGTACTGCTGCAGAACTTAAACAGTGGTATGAAGAAAATCGAACTAAAATAGAAAAATATACCAGGGCTAAGGATGGTGCTGAAATATTAACGGATTTAACACAGAGTTTTAATCCGACTAAGGTAAGTACGATTAATAAAGAAGAACTTAGAGCGTGGTTTAAAAGTATAGGTTCTAATGAAAAGAATTTTAGAAAGACTGCAAGATATTTGTATTATAGATCTAATGTATTTTATAGACTTGTAAATTGGTATGCGAATATGTTTGATCTAAATGCAAGAAAAGTAACACCGGAATATAATATTGTTAAAGGTGGTGACGCTAAAAAATTTCTTCAGTCATATTCTGATACATTAGATTGCTTAGATATATTAAATATACAAAATAATATTCTAGAAGTACTTATTAACGTATTCATAGAAGATGTATATTATGGATTAATTATTAAAGATGATACTGGCTCTTTCTTTTATAGACTTGATCCAGATGAATGTATCATAGATGGTAAATATTACACTGGTAATTATTCATTTGGAATGGATATGAGTAAATGGGCATCTTCAAAGAAACAAAAAATAATTGAAATGATTGGGGAACCTCTTGTTAGTATGTATAAAGAGTATGAGCAAACTCGTGCTAAATATATACATGTGCCTGGGGAGTACTCTGCTTGTTTTAAATTTAGAACAGATTTACCTAATCTTGTACTTCCGCCATTTGCTCCATTATTTCTTCAGATTGCAGCATTAGAAGATCTCGTGGATATTCAGGCAGAGGCTGATGCGTTAGCTATTTATAAGCTCATATATATGCCTTTGAACGTATTGTCTGGAACAAAAGAATCTGATGATTTCGAAATAAGTCCTGATATAGCTAAAGATTATTTTAAGAGTCTATTAGACGCTATACCGGAAAATGTTGCTGGAGCAATGGTACCCGGTAAAGAGTTAAAAGTTATAGATTTCGAAAATACTAATGATAAAGAAGTAAACTCTGTTGAGACTGCTTCAAATCAGATATTGCAGACTGCTGGTGGTGGAGCTGTAATAAATTCTTCCAAGATCACTTCAACTGCTGCTTTTAATGCATGGTTAAAATCTGAAACTGAATTTGCTATATCTCCTCTTCTGCCGCAAATAGAAGGATTTACGAATTTACAGTTATCATTTATGTCTAAGAAAGCGGCAAAGGTGAGTTACTTTCCTATATCTGTATATACAAAAGACGACTATGCAAAGCGTATGCTTGAATCTGCACAATACGGATATACCAATAGAATAGCATATGGGACATTAATAGGTATATCTGAACGTGAACAACTTGCTAGTATATTCTTAGAAAATGAAGTTCTTAAATTACAGGATAAGATGATTTATCCTCTTACATCTTCATTTACTTCTAGTGGTGGAATTACTGAAGATGGATATACCCCCGAGATAGGACAAGGGGCCCCGGTAAAGGATGCTGGAGACCTTACTCCCGAAGGCGAAAGAAGTCGAAATAGGTGAGGTAAATGAAACAGTTTTATATACGTACTCGTGATGAAGTTACTAAAAACAAATTGATTAAATATAATTTCACTCTCCTTAAAAAGGAGGGTGATTTTTATATATTTATAAATGATGGAACTCAGAAGAAAGGAACTGACAATGAAAAAGCGTTTGATGACATTGTCTGATTTATATAATTTCTATGCGACCCAAGGTAAAACGCAGAAATTTAATTGCGAGAAAACTGGAGAACCAATAGCGGTTCAAGTTGATGGTAAATTAAGTTTTTCTAAATCAGACGCTATGGAGGGATTATATCCCACTAGGGTTCAGCTAAATTTCATTGGGGATAATCTAAACAATTCTAGGATAGAAATGAAAGCTCAGGAAAATGCACTTTCATCTTCTAAGTTTAGGCCCCTTCTTGCATACATTCATGAAGTGGATGGAGAACCACAGTTCTATGGGCATAACATGCATGAAAATGAAAAAGATGAACTTGTCTATGATGAGCAACCTGTTGGTGTAATAGCAGAAGAAGCTCATATTGAACATGATGACGAATATGATAAAGACTATGCAGTTGCAAATGGGTATATATGGGAAGAATATTCTGATGCTGCATATATACTCGAAAGAGATGAAAAATGTGATGTATCTGTAGAATTATCTATTAGATCTTTATCATATAATGCCAAAGATAAAATCTTAGTTCTTGAAGACTTTTATTATTCGGGATGTACTATTCTCGGAGTAGATGAGGATGGTGTCAAAGTAAAACCTGCTATGCCCGGAAGTAATATTACTCTCGCTGACTTCAGTGCTGATTGTGCTGATTCAGATAAATTGGAACAGATTTCTAATCAACTTAAAGAGTTGATTTCTAAATTTGAATCCATAAAAAATACTTCAAGAAAGGAGGACGTTCCAGTGGCAGAAGTTGAATTAATGGAAAATGCTGAAGAAGCTGTTGTACAAGAAGAGCAAATAGCCGAGACCACTGAGGGAGAAGTAACTGAAGTTGAACTTGAGTCAACTGAGACGACTCCTGAAGAAGTGGAAAATGTCGAGGAAAACATGGAAGTCGAAAATGAAGTTCCAAACGATAATCATTCTGTGAAATTCTCTGTTACCGATGGTGAAAATACAAAAGATTTTTCATTAAGTCTTAATGAAAAACTTTATGCTATGAATTCACTTGTTAATGAAACATACGGCGAACTTGATAATGAGTGGTATGACGTACAGGTATTTGAAGATGAAAAGATTGTTGAAATGTACGGTTTCTTTACCGGAAAAGCATATAGACAGTCTTATAAGATGAAGAAAGATTCATTCCAGCTTATAGGTGATCGTATAGAAGTATTCGCTAGATATTTATCACAGGACGAAATTAATGCTCTTGAAAAGATGAAATCAGATTTCTCAGAACTTCAGACTACTTATACTGAGAAAGCAGAGCTGCTTGAAAAGTATGAGTCAGAGCCTACAAAGATGGAAATACTTAATGCTACTAAGTATAGCTATGTTGCAGGAACTGAAGAATTCGATGAATTAGTAAAGAATCATTTTGATCTTTCCGTAGAAGATGTAACTAAGAAAGCGGATGAAATACTTCTTTCATACGCTGAGTCTGGTTCTCTTAAATTCTCAGTAAATGAAAAGAAAGAACATAAGGATATTAATCCTATCCCTTATGTTGAAAAAGAAACGAAACCTAGCAGATACGGTAATCTGTTTAGTAGATAAATTTTAAGGAGGAAAATTAAATGGCTATTAGATATGCTATTGAATCCCATGCTTGGGGTGCACCTGCTAAAGTCCTTGCGGCTGAAGGCGGAAAGCACATTTATAATGTTCAGATTTCTGAAGATTACGATAATACTAACTTCTTAGCTAAAGATGCTTGGTTATCATTTGACCTCTATTCGGAGAAGGCCGCTACTGGTTTTTCCGGTATAGTTCGTGAGCAGGCTGCTAATGGAAATTATTATGTAGAAGTTGTAGATCCCGGTGACGCTCTCTTCGTTTACAATGTTCCGATTATTGAAGAAGAGTTTACCAATAACTTTAAGAAAGAATCTAATTTCTTTAACGCAGCTGGTGATGTAGTTCGTGCATATGAACTTGCAGCTGGTGATATTCTTGAGATTTCTGAAGCTGGATTTACTGCAGCTCCTACTATTGGTGCTACGGTAGCTATCAGCGGTAAGAAACTTGCATAATTAAGGAAAGGAGGAAACATTAATGACTAACGAAATTAAAAATCTTATGTTCGACCTTTCCGCAGGTCGTAGTATTTATGACGCAGAGTCAAACAGAGAAATCTCTGCAGCAGAAGCAAATGAAACACTTAAGAATTTCTGCATAAATGAACTTGGACTTACAGATAAGTCTACAGAGCGTGATATCAGGAGAGCTATGAAGTCTCAGAAGGGTATTGAGCTCATGCAGGTTATTGAGGAGATCCTTGACGAGAAGATCGCTACTGGTTGGAAGGACGACGAGTTCTTTGATCAGTTCGTTGAGATAAGAAATCTCGCAGATGGAGATAAGAATGAGTTCTGGACACAGAAGGATATCATTCTTAACCTTGAGCGTGTTTCGGGCGATCATCATGACCTTAACTATAGGGCCTGTGTAGTGAAAGCTGCATAATAAATAATGCATTGAATTGCTGGAAAATCCTAAAGACAACTAAACCACAACGTAATGATGAAATAAGCATAAGCGTGACGGTTACGAAAGTAGAAAAAATTAGTTGTATGGAAACGAGGTTAAATCCCCTGTTTTTTTATAATGGACAATCAGCCTCTAAGCCTCGAATAGAGGAAAGATCAACGACCATCCCATTGGTTGTAGAAATACAACAACAGGAGTACGGCACAAGTGTGTGGGTGAAAATCCCTTAAATGGAAGTGGTGCACATCCCAAGTGGATGAAGATATGGTCTGTTCACAAATGAAAATTTGTGGAGTAGAAATACTCAACCGGGAGTAACGTCCCGATAAAATATTTTCCGAAAAGAGATAAATTAATATGAGAAAAAATATTAGGTGTGGCATTTATTGTATTGAAAATATAAATACAAATAAAAAATACATAGGTCAATCAGTTAATATTGATGACCGTTGGTCTAAACATAAAAGTGAATTGCGTAGTAATTCTCATGATAATGATTATCTTCAAAAGGCATGGAATAAATATGGTGAGGATAATTTTCGATTTTATATATTAGAGGAATGCAATAGTTCAGATTTAAATGAACGTGAAATCTATTATATAAATTTATATCAAACATTAGATTATAAAAATGGATATAATTTAAAAGAAGGCGGTCAATATGGCGCTGTTTCAGAATATGGAATTTCCAAAATAAAACAATCACTAAAAAGAGCATATGAGAATACTGATTTAAGAGAAAAACGTAAACTTGATGTTCTTAAACAATGGGCCGATCCGGTTATCAAATCAAAGATACTTGGTAAAAATAACGGCATGTATGGTAAAACACATACAGAAGAAGCTAAGAAGAAAATATCTGATGCTCAAAAAGGTAGAATTTCTTCTAGACGCAATTTGCAACCAGTACTTTGTATTGAATTAAATAAAATATATAGTTGTGCCGCCGAAGCAATGAAAGAATTACATCCTGCTTCTTCAATTTTAGAAGTATGTAAAGGACATAGAAAAACTGCCGGTGGCTATCATTGGAAATTTTTATCGGAAAATATATAAGTTAAACATATAGTATAGTTCAGAAATTAAACGAAGGTCAGTCTCAGTCAATTCCTACGAGTGTATATGGTATCAAAGTTGGTGCCTTCATTCGTGAATTTGTTCTTGGACGTAAGAATTGGTCTGAGTTTACTGATGCCGTTGCTAAGGCATTTGTAAATGAGATCAAGAATGTAACATATAGAGAGTTTATGAACGCAGGTTCTAAAATCCCTGTATCAGCTCAGTTTAATAAGACTGGTTCTCTTACAGCAGCTACAAAGGATACATTTGATACTCTTCTTGAGGATGTATCCATGGCTAATGATGGAGCTCCGGTAGTTATTATGGGTACTAAGACAGCTCTTAGAAACCTTAACGCACTTAGCGATGTTAACTGGAGAGCTGATTCTCAGAAGGAATCTGTTGCTCATTCTGGTATGCTTGGTGATTATGAGGGTACAGTTCTTATTGAGATACCTAATAGGTTTGCAAAGAACGATACAACTCAGAAGCTTATCGATAGTACAAAGCTTCTTATTATGCCTCTTGTAGACATTAAGCCCGTTAAGTTTATCGATGGCGGAGAAACAACTCTTGAAGTATCTGAAATCGGTGAGACGATGGATGATCGTCAGACATATGAAGTACAGAGACGTATGGGTGTAGGTACGATTATTACTCGTTATTTTGGAACCTGGAATCTCCAGACAGCATCTGTATAATATTTATGGAGAGGATAATTAATCCTCTCCTATTTGATTAAAAGGAGAATAAAATGGCAACAAGTATGAAGAAAACAACAACTTCTAAACCTAAAGTTGAAGAAACATCAACAAAAAGAGTATTTGAACCAAACGATTTAATTCCCTGTAAGTCTATTACTGCTGGCGAATTACTTATGGAAGGTTATAAAACTAAATTTGTTTATAGATGGGCAGATTATGACGATGTTCAAGAAGTTGAGTATCAGGACTTAGCCTATGATATTCGAATTCAAGGGCGCTCATACTCTAAGTATCCCAGATTTATTATTTTAGATGATGATTTTATTGAACAGAATCCGGTTCTTAATGAAGTATATTCTAAAATATATACCATTTCGGATTTACGTAAAATATTAGAAATGACACCTGCTGAAATAAAGAAGACTGTAAATACTCTTCCTAAGGGAGCGAGGGATTCATTAAAAACAATTGTTTCAACGGCTATAGCCAATGGTACACTTGATTCTGTTAATAAGATTAAGGTCTTTGATGAGATATTCGAAACTGAGATGGTTCAGACGTTGTTTGATGCTTAATTAATAGGAGGTACGTGATGGCCTCGTTGTCTTATGACGAAATATTCAGCGACTTCTTGGGGAGCGTCACGGATTATGAATTAGCATCTATTAACATAGATGATATGTATGGTCTGATGACTGAGTATCTCCATAAAGCGTTGTCTTTGTCTTATGTTCGCAGATTATTTAGTTCTGTAGAATTTGATGATACTATTCAGAGCTTTACTTTTGAATTAGATAATCAAGTCGATGAAGCCGCGGACTTAGATTTTGTAAAATATATTTTGTCTAAAGGTATGGTGATTGAGTGGTTAAAACCACAAGTAAGAAGTAAGATTAATATAGCTCAGTTCTTCGGCGGTAAAGAACAAAAATATTATAGCCAAGCTCAACACTTATCAGAACTTCGAGGATTATTAGAAGATACACAACTCGAAATGCGTAAAGCAATAAGAGATCGTGGTTATATCTATAATCCGTATTTGAAGGGAGGTAAATGATGTGGAGGCATAAGTATGGCGAATTTAATTCTAACCAAATCGAAGAAACTAAGAAATATATTCGCAAACAAATTTACTTCTTACTTCTTTATGTAGATCCAAATACTAAAGACGAATATCCAAATGTGAATGTTGAGAGTGCATTCAATAATATATTAAATAAGCTCGGAGGATTAAATGAACTACTCTTCTATCCTACAGAATTAGTAACCGTTTTAAGTCTTTTAGAGCAAGCTCTCATCGAATATACTAGTCCAAATTTTAATTTTGGAACTTATCGAAAATTAATTCTTGATGCTGGAAATGAGGTTTTAAAGATCAAGGAGGTGAAGTAATATGCCATCTCCTACTGATTATAGAAAACTTTTAGGAAATAAAACTATTGGTCAAGCCCATAAAGATATGTCTGATAAAATAATGGATTATACTTGGTGGAATGATATACAATCTCGTGTTATATATTTATTCGACTATTGGCATGATAAGAACAAGACTTTTCTCAATGATATAAAAATTGATGAAGATAATATGACTCCTATTGATGCTAAATTTGTAATGTATAGTTCTCAGACGTTTGACAAGGATGCGGTAACTTTCCATCTACAATTTAGGCCAGGACAACAATGTAATGTTAATTATTATGATGAGTTTTTCAAAAAGCCATATGACGCATTATTTCCAATTGGATTGTATGCACTCATTCCTGACGAACAAGGAATTTATAATCGTTGGCTTATAGTTGAAAAGGCAAACTATAACGTTACACAGTTCCCTACATTTGAGATTTTACGTTGTGATAAAGTATTCGAATGGATTTTTGATGGGAAGAAATATAGATGTCCAGGCGTTCTCAGAAGCCAGAATAGCTACAACTCCGGTATTTGGGAGGATAACTCCGTGACATTTCCGGAAGATCAATATAAATTCTGCGTTCCTATTAATCGAGATACTGAAAACCTTTATCAAAATCAAAGATTAATAATTGATAATAAGGTAAACTCAGAGCCACGTACTTGGCAAGTATCCAAAATTAATCGTATATCTCCAAATGGGATAGTGCGAATAACGTTGGCACAGGATAGATTTAATTCGGAAAGAGATTATATTGAAAAAGATTCTGATGGAAATATTATTGGTCAATGGGCAGATTATCTTACACAACCAATAGAACCAATGGATCCCGATTTTTCCGATTTATTCGAAGCAGAGATAGGTTATACAGGCGATAAACCTGAACTCAAAATTGGTGGACGGTATAAGAAATTTAATATTGAATTTAAAGATGGAGTATTCAGAAGTGGTAGTTGGAAATGTTTTATTAATGGAAGTGAATTCACTAATGTAACGTATAAGACTACCGGCATGAAAATAAATGAAATTGGTATCCGTTTTGACGGCGGAGAAGATTACATGGACTCTATTCTTACATTAAAATATATAACTGATGATGGTAGTGAAATACCATTAGATGTCAAGATTGTTTCTTTATAATGAGGTGATATTATGGAAAAAGATATTAAAGAAATATTACTCTCATTTAAAAAAAACGCTGACTGCGATGATATAGTCGTAAAAGAAAAAATCAAGCACATGCTTATAGATAATGAATTGATTGTAGAAGTATTAGATAATCCGGATTTAGAGGGTTGTGAACCCGATGAATATCTTGGAGTAAATATACTACCCTACTATTTAATTGAGCAGGTGCAAACACGCACTAATAATTTCATTTGCTATGAAGTCAGTTATGATATGGCTCAAAGTTATCAATATAGTAAATCACATAATGCACTTAATTCAACTGTTAAAACCTTAAATGTAGTCTTTCATATTCTTTGTGATGAAAAAAATATTGTAGAGAGAAATACCGGTATAGCACGACATGATTTGCTTGCTGCTTTAATCATAGATCAATTTAATTGGTGTAATGAATTTGGTAGGAAGCTTATTTTAGTTTCAGATACTCCAAGTACTGTAGATAAACACTATGCTTGTAGGACTTTAGTATTTCAACAAACTACTGATAACAATATTGTTAAAACACTAGAAGATGGAGCAAGGTTTATTAATAAGGTTAATGACTACCGAAATAAAACTCATAGAGTAGAAAACGGCGAGGACAGATCTTTTAATGGCTAAAAAGATAATTGATGGTCAAAAAGTAGACAAAAAACTTAAATTGCGGTATCCGCAAATTGAGTTTGATAAACTACAGATGTACTTTGGATTCCCATATGTAATAGATTTAGAATCTGCTGAAGGTAGTATAACCGTATCAGTTCCTACTATGAGAACTTTAATTGAATTAGGTGAAAAGCGATTTCTACAATCTATCAATATTTTTACCACTAACACTACCGAATATAGGTTGGTGTTATGGGAAGCTGGTATTGATTGGAATGAGATATCTGATTTTGAGTTATTTTGCATGTTATATAAACAAATTGATCCAGAAATATCCAAAGAGATATTAAGTGGAATTGATTTAAATGATTTTGAATTATACAAAAAAAATGAAATCATTGTTTTATATAATGAAAAATTAAATATTGAAATAAACGAGGAAGTGTATCAACACATTGCTCAATATTTACGAATAGTATTTAGAATAACCCCTCAGGAGAAAATTACAAAGGATAAATATCTTAAAGATATGTATATCCATAAAGATCAAATGGAAGCAGAGCGGAGGAAAAAGAAGGCCGAAACCGAAGGGAATAGTACTTCTATACAACCTCTTATTTCTGCCTGTGTAAATCATCCGGGGTTTAAATACAAACTTAATGAAGTCTTAGACTTAGGAATATATGAATTTTATGACAGCGTAGGTAGATTAAATATTTATGAAAGCACTACCGCTGTCTTGAGAGGAATGTATTCAGGGTTTGTTGACGGATCCAAGTTCAAGTCTGATGACTTCAATTTTATGAAAGAACTTTAACAGCACAGTGCTGATAAAGAAATATTATTAGGAGGAAAAAACATGTTCAGATTAGGTAATTTCAACATTGATGAAATCATCCAGGGAACTGCCGAGAACTTCAAGGGTGAACTTCTCTTCTCTCTTGATCAGCTTTCTTCTGCATCTATCGAGATTTCTTCGGAGTCTACGGATATCACAGATAAGGCTGGTAACGTTGTTAGAACAATCTATCGTTCTAAACAGGGTACCTTTACGGCTACAAACGCATTCCTGCATCCGCAGATCATGAATGCTGCTTCCGGATCAGATATTGAGAATGCTTCGGCTACTCATCTTGTATCTATGCCTAAGTTCCAGATTATTAAGGCTGGTGCTACTGTTACACTTGACAGTAACATAGACGACGATTCACTTAAGGTAATTGGTATCTTTGGTAATGGCGCTAACTCTGAGGCTCTTGAGAAGGATACAACTGCTTCTGAAGGTAAGTATGCATATGATGAGACCACAAAGAAGATTACTCTTCCTGATGCTGGTGAGGATATGCCGGTTAACTACCTTGTTAAGTATGATCGTAACGTTGACAACGGAATGAAGCTTGTTAATACGGCTGATAAGTTCCCGAAGACAATGGTACTTACACTCTACTGCTCATATGTTGATCCTTGTGATGACACTCTGAAGGCTTGCTACGTTCTGCTTCCTTCATTCCAGCCTTCACCTGAGACAACAATCAACCTTAGTGCCGATGAGCAGGAAATGGACTTCAACGGATCTATTCAGGTAGATTACTGTGGCGGAGATAAGCTCCTTTATGCTATCTACTTCCCGGATGAAGATGCTGTTAAGTCTGCAATTGCTGGAGATGACACACCTTCGGTTTAATAGACTAAATTAAAATTTAGGAAGAGGGAGTCAATTCCCTCTTCCAATTTTTGAGGAAAATGATATGGCTCATGAAAGAAATTGTATTGTATGCGGCAGACAATATAGATATTGTCCTAAATGTAGGGAATTCGAACATTTAGAAAAATGGCATACAAATTACTGTAATGAACAATGTAAAAATGTTTCTTCGATTATTAATAGATATGCCTTTAAACATATTAATAAATCTGAAGCAAAAAAACTTTTAGAAGAAAATAATATTACAAAAGATAATAATATACTTCCAAAGTATAAAGTATATATTGATGAAATATTAACACCTGCTCCTAAGGGCAGAAAAAAGAAGAAAGTTATTGTGAATGAAGATTAATTTAAAAAGGGGATATATTTATTCGCAATAACGATTTGTGTTTAGATATATCCCCTTTTTTTTACTTGATTAAAAGGAGTTAGGCATATGCAGAAATATGATGAATATTATAGATTTAGTACTGTTACTGGTAAAAGCTATGACATATTTAAGACCGTTAAAATACTAAATATTTTACAGGTTGCTTCATATATGGATCATGGTGTTTTCCCGGTAGATATCAAGGTTAGTCTTGATGAAAATAAAAGACGATGTTTGGTTTTTTATTTTGATAGAGAAGGATCTAAAGAAGTTTATGATAAGTGGTGCAAACACGAATTATGAGGTGAACTGAAATGATATATATGGATACTGCCGCTTCAACAATGCCGTCAGACGAAGTTATTAAATGTCTGAAGGATAATTTGAATATATATGGCAATCCATCATCTCTTCATGATGAAGGAGAAAAAGCTCATAAATTAATTTCGAATACAACTGATATAATATCGAGAAAAATAAATTGCTGTAAAAGCGAGATATATTATACATCCGGCGCTACTATGAGCAATAATTTATTTATTCAAGGATTCTTAAGAGCTCATAAAAACGCTAAACTTGTAATATCTAAAATTGAACATAATGATATTATTGAATTATCAGATTATATAGATAAACAAAAGAAATATAAATATGTATATAGAGTGCCTGTTGACTTTAATGGATTTCTTAATGTTGATTGTCTTGACACATTGTTAAAAGAATTAGATGGCAACTGTGTATTAGTTTGCATACAGGGGGCTAATGGAGAATGTGGTTCAATTCAAGACATCCAAAGAATTTCTCAAATAGTACATTCGCATGAAAATATGTATTTATTTTCTGATATGACACAATACATACCATATTATAAACTTGACGTGCGTCAAGTAAATTTAGACGGAATGTCAATGTCCGGTCAAAAAATACATTGTATTAAAGGAACTGGATTATTATATATAAAAAATGGAGTTGATATAGATCCGCTGATATTTGGAGAACAAGGATTGATTGGTGGAACTGAGAATGTACTTGGTATAGCTTGTCTAGGAACTGCATTTGATAGGATTAAATATAACCATAAAGAGTTAATCGAAAAAAGAGATTATTTTATTAAAAATATACTTGAAAAAACAAATGCAAAATTAGTAGGAAGTATGAATAATAGATTGCCTAATAATATATACATTAAAGGCGAATATAGTGCAGAGAGCATGGTAGTCATGTTGAGTGACTTAGATGTGTGCTCTTCTGCTGGTTCTGCCTGTTCATCGAATGGAAATAAACCATCTCACGTTTTATTGGCAATGGGTTATTCTCCTGAAGATGCTAAAAAATGTATACGTTTTACTATAGATAACAATACTTCCTATCAAGACATTGACTATACAATAGATACATTTCAAAAGCTATCAATCGTATAGAGGGAAATTTAATGAAACTTTTAAGTATAATCATTCCGTGTTATAATGCGGAACCATATATAAATGAATTACTAGATGTATTAAATAAACAAATAAATGATAATGTGGAAGTTATTATTGTAGATGACGGAAGTAAAAAACCATTTACTACAGATTATAAATGGGCGAATGTAATTAGACAAAAAAATGGTGGTGCTGCAGCTGCTCGTAATACAGGAATAGATAATGCTACCGGTGAATACATTGCATTTATTGATGCTGATGATTTAGTCGTAGATAATTACATTACCACTATTACTAAGAAAATAGAATCCGAACACTTTGATTATTGTTATCTTAGTTGGAAAGCTTTCGGAGGATGGAATTGTGATGTAAAGCTTAAAACTATAAATGATAAGTTTCCTCCATTTAATCTCTGTCTTTGGAATAGAATTTACGCCAGAGATATGATTGGAGATGTTCGTCTTAATACAAATAAACCAATAGCTGAAGACGCTGAATTTATACGCGATGTTAAAGAAGAAGGAAAGAAAAAGGCTTTTATTGGAGAATATATGTATTTATATAGATCTAATACTCCGAACTCTTTAACTAAACGTTTTGGCGAAGGTAAATTAGATATGCGTCGTGTTGTTTATAATTTCAAGAAAATAACTCCGGATATGGATTATTTGATTGAAGAAACGAAAGAATTAGATAAAGTTGCCGAAGTAATTATTATGACTACAGACAACCAGATCCCCGAATTAGAACAACACGCAATGGTGATGATGCCCTCTCCTATCAAAGGAACTGAATTAAGAGGTGAGCCGACTAATCTGTTTACAAAGATAGATTTACCTATTAAAACTCAGGTTGTTATATATACATCTAAGACTTATGCAATAGGTGGGATAGAAACATTCACATATAATTTTTGTATGAATATGAAGGACTTATATGACATTATTGTCCTATATGACATTATGGATATTAACCAGATTAATAGATTACGAGAGCATGTATGTGTAATGAAAAATGATGTTACTAAAACAATTAATTGCGACACATTAATTGTCAATCGTATAACAGATAAAAATCCCCCTAATGTTATTTTTAAACAGAAGGTTCAAATGGTTCATTCGTGTAAATTAGAGAATACGTACAAGATCCCTACGGATAATGATTATCTTGTACCAGTTTCTCGAGCTGCTTATGAATCATATAATACTACTATTCCAAATTGTCATGTTATAAATAATATGACGTATAATCCAGAGCCACGAAAAATATTAAAACTAATCTCTGCTACTCGTCTTACTTTTGAAAAGGGCGAAGATCGAATGATTAAATTGGCTCGAAAACTGGAGTCAAATAAAATACCATTTTTATGGTATATGTTTACCGAAAAACACCTTAAAGAAAATGTACCTGAAATTATATATATGAAACCCACATTGAATATTATAGATTATATTGTCGATTCAGACTATCTTGTTCAATTATCAGACAGTGAGGGTTTTTGCTATTCTATTGTCGAGGCATTAGAATTAGGAGTTCCTGTAATAACAACTCCTATTACTGTTTTAGATGAAATCGGATTTAAAAATGATAAGTGTGGATATACTATTCCTTTTGATGTTAATGTTTCTGATGAATTTATAAATAACCTTTATCAAAATATTCCTAAGGTTAATTATAAATATAGTAACAAAAAACGAATTCAAGAATGGCAGAGTATTTTAGGTGATACTATTCCGGTGGGAGGATATTATTATAATGGGGATGAAATGGTTAGGGTTAAATGTATTGTGAAGTATTATAGCATGGCATTAGAGAGAGAAATTAATGTTGGGGAAATACTGGAAGTAACTCGTGAGCGAGCAAATGAATTAACAGCTCATTCAGTTGCGACAATATTAAAATAGGAACGTACTCGGGTGTCCTTCGGGCCCCGGGTCTTTTTTTGAGGAAAAGGATTATGAAAGAAACAAGATTAGTTTCTATTGATTCATCAACAACTTCCACAGGAATTGTTTTATGGATTAATGGAAAAATTAAAGAGTATAAAAGATTAGTGCCAAAAGTTAGTCGTCCAACAGAAAAACGAATAATGGAAATGGCGAAACTTATAACTTGTACATTAGATGAATGGAAACCAATTGTTATATATGCAGAAACTCCACAGGGAAAATCTAATATAAAATTATCAAGAATGTTAGGTCAGATACTTGGAATAATAATTGGTTGGTGCTCAAGTAATAATTGTGAATTTAACGAAGTAAATCCATCATGGTGGAGAAAATGGAATTATTGGGATCAAGGGAAACTTGAGAGAGATGATTTAAAACTACTTAGTATAAAAATGGCAAAAGAAATTCATAATATTGAAACTGATTGTGATGATTTATCTGATGCTATACATATAGGTCAGGGTGCATTAAATTATTTCGAAAGTTTAGAATTATAATTTGTTAAATACACGGCAACGTCAGGAAGTCATGAGCCTGACGGAAGAGTCTCCCACTCTTCTGCCGTGTTTTTATTTGGGAGTTTTATTTGGGGAGAAATAAAAATGATTGATAATACAAAAGAAATAAGAGCACAATTAATAAATGATTTAAAGAATTATCTTATAAAAACTAATTATAAGATACCTGAAAATATTTCTAAAACATTTAATAGCAAGAATGGATTAAGAGATCAATATACATATAAAAAATATCTTGGAGGAGGATTAAGTAACTGGTTAGAACTTTCTGGTATGGAATTAACATCAGATCAAAATAAGTTAATAAATACAAGAGGAAAGAAAAAAGAATTGTCTAAAAATGAAGTTATTTATCGTATATGGGAAATGGATGAAGCTCTTGATAGATATATTATGTATGACGATTTTAGAGATAAAAAATGGGGTGTAACTATTTCTGATATTATTAAATATTGGGGATCGGTAAATAAAATGAAAGAGGCTTTATATCTAGAAATAAATCAAGAATCTATGATGGACAAATCTCTTTCAAAAAGTGCATTTGATACAACAATAAAAAATATATCAAATTATATAAAAAATGAATTAAGTAAAGATTTTACATCAGAATATGAATTAGATAATAATATATGTTTATTGTTTAATACGGTAAAAACCAACACTTTAAGAAAAGCATGTATAAAATATTACAACATTTCTCTACCTAAAAAGTTTTTAGAATATGGTATAAAAATGGGTACTCCGGGTAGAGGAATTAAATATACTTTTAAAGACGGAGAATTAACTACTAGTCAATTTGAATATTTATTTTCAATTTATTTACGTAATTTGGGATTAAAATATAACATCAACTATTATAGAAATGTAAAATATAGGCAATTTATTAAAGACTATAAAGGTAATAAAAATTGTGATTATGTTATTTATTACAATGATCGAATTATATACATAGAAATAGCCGGTGTAATACGAGATTATAAAAAACTATATTATTCTAAAACATCAATAAACAGGAAATCTAAAGAGAAATATAGACTTGATTTATTGGAAAAAGAAAAAATGTTAAAAGATAATAATCTTGAGTACTATATTTTATTTCCTTGTGATTTAACAATTAATAATATTATGAATATTTTAAACACAAAAGATCCTCAAAATACTAGAGATAGAATTAATAAATTTTTCTTTAGTAATATTGATTGGAGAAAAATACGAGAAAAAGGTGAATTAAAATATTTAAATACTTCAAAAATAAAAGTAGATTATGGAGAATAATAATGGAGAAAAACGCTCAAAGAAGTGATGAAATTACTGATGAAATGTGGGCTGAAGTATCCAGTTTTAATAAAAAAATGGCAAATGACTATTTAGAAGCTCAGACACATTTATCAGATCAATCACTTAAACAATATAAATCTTGTTTAAAAATATTCTTTTGGTGGGTTAAGGAATATTTAGATAATAAGGATTGTGTTGATATTAAAAAAAAAGAATTTATTAAATATCTTAACTGGTTAACCAATCGTGGATTATCCGAATCTGCAATAAAAGTTAAAAAATCATGTATAAGTGCCTTTTGTAATTATATTGTTAATTATTATGAAGATGAATATCCAACATTTAGATCTTTTGTAACTTCAGAAATGAAAGTAATACAGACAGGAAATGTGTATGAAAAGAAACCTTTAACCTCCAAGGAATATGATGATTTATGTTTAAAATTAGAAGAACAAGAACAATGGCAAATATTAGCATGGTTAAAATTTAGCTATTCTACGGGTTGTAGACGTGCAGAATCTAGACAGCTTTTAAAGGAAGTAATAAATTATGATCCTATAATAAAAACAATATCTATTATAGATAAAGAAGGAAATAAAATTAATGTAGAATCTAAATTTTATAAGACACATAAAATTAGATGCAAAGGACGTTCTAAAGTTGGTAAAGTACGACAACTCCAGTTTAGTCAAGATGCTATGGATGCTATAAAAAAATGGTTGGAAGTACGTGGAGATGATGATTGTCCATATGTTTTTGTAAGTAGCGATAAAAATGGATATCATCAGGTGAGTGAAACAACTTTTAATTTATGGTGTACAACTATGCTTAGTAAATTAGTTGGGAGACGAGTGCATCCTCATCTATTAAGAGAGAGTAGAGCTACAAACATAGTTGTTGAAGAAGGTAGATCAATTGAGACGGCTCAAAAGCTGTTAGGGCATGAATCTAGTGAAACAACTACGAAACATTATGTTATTAGAGAAGATATAGAAGATGCGGATGAAGCTTTTATATAATGAATAATTACATATTATACAGAGCCTTTAAGGGCATTAATAAATGAAAGAAAGTCGTTAGAGTCTTTCAGCAGAAGCGGTATCTATATCAATTCTGTACTTATATTTATTTCTTTAAGAAATTTCTTAATGCCTTGTTTGCGGTGCAAGGTTTAAAAACCGCTAATGTATTATGAACTAACCGTGTGACCAAATAATCAGAGCATAATACTTCTTATCAGCCCGTCTGATGGCGCACATTTAATCCGGTTAGTATGTTTGACCTCCGTGGGTTACGGGGTCGTTAAAATGTAGAATATAGCTCAATAGTACGTTGGAGAGGGTTAACGCCCTCTCCTATTTATTTGATCAAAAGGAGAAAAATATGTTAGTTAGAATAATAGAATATAACTACAATGAAGAAGATAAATTGACAGGCGGTCAAATGCTAGCCGCTACAGAAGTTGAAAATTGTGATACTTTTTTATCTATGATGCAAAATATGAAGGGAAAAGATATTAAGATTGACGAAGATTGGTACACGTTTGAGGGTGATTATCTTTTAAATTTTCCAAAAGATGAGGATTCTATTATGTGTCTTGATATATTTGTTTGTTGTTATTGATTAAGAGGAGAATTGTGAATGAAAGTTGATGAATTTATTAGAAAATATAATAGCGCAAAAGATAAGGATAAATTTCTCACAGATTGTATAAAAACGCAGTATATACCATATAGAATTAAAATTGCGGACTGCGATGGAATTATAAAGGCTAGTACTGGGATAAATGGTGTTTTTAAAATAAACACTCCGGCACAGTTTATGATGTTTACTATTCAAGTAATTACAAGATATACAGAAATTGAAAAAGATGATGATATTCTTGGATTATTTGAAAAGCTTGATGAGTTAAATCTTATTAACGCAATCACTTCAAAAATTCCTGAGCGTGAGTTTGCTTCATATAATACTATTCTTAATATGATACAGGATGATTATATGGAAAATAATCGCACACTTCTATCTTTTATAGAAACTAAGGTTAGTGCTTTGGGATTATCCTTAGATGCAATATTAGACGCAATACAGAAATACGTTCCTCAGGATATGCCTGAGGTGGCAGACGAATAAGCATGTTTTTTCGGAGGAGCAGTTGGGGTTATAGCCACTGCTCTATTTTTTATTGGAGAGGTAGTTCTCTCCTGATTGGAGGGAATTATGAATAAAGATTTAAGAAGATTGATGAGACAGATTGAAAAAGATGTTGAAAAAAAATGTGCAAATGTTCTGACAAATACATATGAAACTGTTACAGAACAAATTGAAGCGTCTTTTGAACAAAGTCTTGATGCATTTTATGAACACAAAGCGTTCTGGAATAAAAATTATAAAGAGTTTACTAGTACTCCTAGAAGGTACAAACGTGGATATAATTTATATTATGCATCTAATCGTTTTAGTGGATTATTACGAACTGTAGAAGAAATAGAATATGATAAAGCAAATGTTGCTTTAGGTGGAGGTAGAAGAAAATTATTTGGATTTGGTCATGATAAAAATGATAATTCTCCCGTAGCAGGAATTTGGGTAAGTGGCAATTATATACCGGGAAATCCATATGGTTATAATAAAAATGAAATATTTGAAAGAGCATATGCCGAAGGTATACATGGTTTTAAAAGAGGAGAACCTGTAATAGGTCATGCTCCACTTATGATGAAACCTACACCAGAAAGATTAATGCATAAAGCCTTTTGGCATATTAGATCTCGAAGAAACATCAATGGAATTATTGATGAAAATATTAAGAGAGAATTTGAATTTAATGAATAAGGAGGTGAAAGTAATTGGCATATAATTATACCATTAAATTCAATGGTGATATTTCTAATATAGAAAGTTTATTATCTAAGAAACTTATAAAAGAAATACAAAAAGTCGAAGAAAATAAAATTACTTTTACTTTTGATATAAAGAACGGAGTAGATGATCTACAAGATAAATTAGATGAAATTGCTAAGTTTTTAGATCCTACTATTGGAGTTCAATTTAAATATGAAGTAAATAAAAAACTATTAGAAGGTGTCAAGAATGATCTACAGAAAGAAATAAACGAAGGGTTTGGAGACTCTAAAAACGCAGAACACCTAAGAAAAGTAATAGAAGAAATTACTTCTCAAATGAAGGAACTTGAGGGTTTAGGAGCTAATCCTGATTATATTTCGAATATTAGTTCGGAAGCTCAAAAGGCCCAAGAAACAATAGAAGCACTTGAAAAAAGTGTTGAAGATTTAAATAAGAGATTATCTCAAAGTGTAAGTATTGATGAATTTGATGAATTAAAAAAACAAATAGATGAAGCTAATCAAAAAATAAATGAGTTAGTTGATAAAAACGAAGAGCTCCAAAATGAATTAAATGGTAAGGGCGACTATCATTTTAGTTATTATTCTGATTTTGTAGAAGCACAAAAACAAGCTGAAGAATTACGATCTGAAGTTGAACGTCTTAACGAAGAATTATTAATGGCTTCTGCTGGCGGAGGATCTGGAACCGGTAGCAATGACACTCTTGGATTTAATTTATCGGCAATTAACAGAATTGTTGCTGCCGTCGAAAAAATTAGTAATGCAATTGGTGAAATGCCAGAAGAAGGACAGAACCTTCTGCATTTTATTCAAGAAGTAAATGAATCACTAAAAGAAGTTTATGCTAATGTACAAGAAATAAGTCTTGTTGGAACAAATGTTCATATTGAGATGGGTGACACCCAATCAATTGAAACTAAACAATATTTAAGAAAACAATTTAAAATATATAAAGAATCGTATGAGAAATTCTTTGGTGGTAAGTTTATTAATCCAACTAATGTGTTCTCTGCTATTGCTAATGATAAAAAATATGGTGAAATATTTGGTTATGACGTAGAGAAAGTCAAAAGCAGATATGGTATTGATGAAATTACATCATTAAAAGACACTGAAACCCAGGTTAAAAGAATAATTGAATTCTTTAATACCATTGATGCTGTAATAAAATCAAGAAAAAAGACACCCGGCTATGATAAAAACTTTGAGTTTAATAAGGAATTAAATTTAGCAAATAGTCGTGCTAAACGTGTTGTAAAAGAACGTGATATTACCACTATTGACGAGGAAATGAAGGCCATAGAAAATGGCGTTGGTAAAGATATCCTTGCTAAACTTAATGGTGATGTTAAAGAAGAAATTTCTGATGATGTTAAATCATTAGATGATATTGTGTCTAAACTTGAAGAGATCAGAGTTATTTTGGAAAGAATAACTTCTGAAAACAGTTTAGGGCAAGTATTTGATGGTGTTATTAGTAAACTTGAAGAATTTAAGAATGTTCTAAGCACAATTAACTATGATAAAATAGCCTCTATTACAAATGAAAAAGGTGATGTTCAAAAATGGTATAGGGGTGTTAATGGTGTAAAAAGCGGATTCTTATCTAATGCAGATGATGGTCAAACGTATTGGACAACTAATATAGAATTAGCTCAAAGATATGCTGAAGAAGTTGGTAAGGTATATGAAGCAGAATTAAAAGCTAAAAATGTTTTAGAGTTGGATGCTGAAGGAAAAGGATCTGATGAAGTCGAGTTTATTGGGACTCAGGAAGGTAAGGATGCCGCAGAGTCTCTTATAGGAGCAAGAAACGCGCTCAATAAATATAAAGAAGACTTAAACGAACTCTATGCTCAATTAAATGAAATTCCTACTTTTGAGATATGGGAACGTAGTGATAAAAATAATGAGATAGAATTAAAAAAGAGTCAGATTAAAGATTTAGAAAACGAAATAGAGATTTTAGAATCAAAGGTTGAAGATTCTATAATTCTTGGTACTCATGATATTTCTGCGTGGGCACAGAATAATGGATATGATGGCATTATATTTAATAACGTTAAAACAGCCGTAGATGATATAGAAAAGCTTGGCTCTACTATGGTAGTATTTTCTGCCGATCAAGAAGCTGCATTAAAAACTATCACTGATGCTTCAAGTGGTGACGAAGAAAAGCAAAAAATACAAACTCTTTCTGAAGAATTAGAAGAAGTTATTAAGACTATTCAATCTAAAACAGAACAATTTGAAATTGAGAAACAAGTTGTTAACAATGTCGTAGAGGAAGAGCGTAATAAATTATATGAATTAATTACTACGTTATCAGAAGTTCAAGCAACGATTGAATCTGCTTATAGATCATTTGATGGTTTTTCTAATGTTAATATTGATTCGTTAGAGTCTTTTTTTACATCTTTAAAAAAGAGTATTGAGAACATAGATTTTGGTAGTGGATTTCTTAGTCAGATAAATGAGATTCTTTCAAAAGGTGAAGAATTAAAGAATCTTGCTAAATCACTTGATACGCTTTCTAAAAATAAAGGGGCATCAAAAGCCGCTAAAAAAGCTACCGGCACTAATTCTAAAAAGAGTAAAAGTGAAAAAGAAAAAATAGAAGAAGTTAAAAAGGCATATAAAACTTTAATATCTACTGAAGAGAAATTTCAGAAATTAGAGAATAAAAAGTCAAGATCCGATTTAACTAAGGATGAAGTTTATACATATACAAAATTAAATGAACAACGTGAACAAGCTAAAGCGATTATTAGTGAAGCTTCCGAAGAAGTAAAAAAAGAAGTTGGATTAGAGCAAAAACGTTTGGATGTTGCTAATCAAATTACTAAAGCTTTAGAAGAACAAAATAAAGTTGAAGATAAACAAAAATCAGATAAATTAAAATCTAGTCTTCAATCTATGATAGATAAAACCGAACAAATGTCGGTTAATCCAAAATTCATAGAATCATTTAGAGACGAATTAAGCGCAGCCGCTGTTAAAGCTACCAAGGCTTTAAATGGAACTGATGATGAAATAATAGAAATAACTGCTGATTTAGATAAATTAACTTCTAATATTCCAAAAGATAAATTAGAAAGTAGTTTTACTAAATTAGAAAAACTTGGATTAGATGTTGCGAATGTATTAAATAATAATACGGCAATGAGTTATAAGTTACGGAGAGAATTTGAACTTTTAGCCGCAGAAATACAGGAAGCATTAGATTCAGGAAATTGGAATGATGTAGGTGGTCTACAAAAATTTCAGCAAAAGTTAATAAGTCTTCAAAGGACTATGAAACAAGCCGGACAAGATGGCGATTCAATGTGGAGAAGAATTGGTAATAGACTTGCCGATATGAATTCTAAAATGATCGCACAATATTTGTCTTGGCAAGATATTATTCGTTATATAAGGCAGATATCTGGTGAAGTTATAAAGCTTGATACTGCTCTTACAGAATTAAGAAAAGTTTCAGATGCTCCAGACGACCGTTTACAACAGTCACTTGGAAAATCTACTGAAACAGCAAAAGAACTTGGAGCCACAATTGAGGATGTTATTAATGTTACGGCGGACTGGGCACGTTTAGGTTACAACGTAGACGAAGCAGAAGAACTTGCAAGGGTTACTACCCTTTTCAAAAACGTTGGTGATAATATGTCTGCCGAAGATGCAAGTTCATTTATGATCTCAACTCTTAAAGGTTTTGAGATGGAAGCTGATCAGGCAATGGATATCGCTGATAAGTTTAATGAAGTTGCTAACAATTTTGCCATTGATACAATGGGAATAGGTGACGCATTACAAAGATCTGCTGCATCATTCAATGCCGCCAATACAGATTTAAATGAAAGTATTGCATTAATTACTGCTACTAATGCAGTCGTTCAAAATCCGGAAAGTGTCGGTAAATAATATGCCGACTCATACAGTAATGTATGATTATAAAAAGTAGCTATATCGGTTAAAATCCAGAGATGGTTAAGACCGAGGTAAGATTTATAAATACTTATTTTTTACACGTCAATTAGGAAGGGCGTGTATTTTTATGTCCAAAAGGAGGAATATGCCTGCCAAAGGACAACTAACAGGAATTTTTATTAAATGTGAAAATTGTGGTAAAGAAGTATATAAAACTCAATCACAATATAAAAAAGCTTTACATCATTATTGCTCTAATAAATGTCAAAAAATAGTACTACATAATCTCACATATGAAAATAGGAAATGTGAAATATGTGGGAAAGAATTTGAGGTTAGTAAAAAATCCACACAAAGATTTTGTTCTACAAATTGTCAAAAAATATGGCAAACTCAACAAGTGGGAATCCTAAATCCTAGATTTAATCGTAGTGAATATAACTGTGATTATTGTGGTAAAACAATATATGTTATGCCTTGTGAATTAAAACTATTTAAAAAACATTTCTGTTCTGATGATTGTAGAATTAAATGGTATGCTGAAGATTATTCTCAAAGACCAGAATGGAGAGAAGAATCTCGTATTCGAGCTGTAGATATATTAAATAGTGGAACTATAAGTACAACTAATACAAAACCTCAAATTATAATAAATAATTTATTAGATAAATTACAAATACCATATAGAAACGAAGAACCTTTTGATTACTATTCTGCCGATAATTATTTATATAATAATAATTTGATCATTGAAGTAATGGGAGATTTTTGGCATGGGCATGGTTCGCCAATTAAATATCAATATAATAATTTATATGATATACAATTAAAAAATATAAAAAGAGATAAATTAAAATGTATGCATATAAAGAATAAATATAATATAAATATTTTATATTTATGGGAAAATGATATTTATAAAAATATAGAAATGTGTGAAAAATTAATAATACTATATGTTCAAATGAGTGGGAAATTAAATAATTATCACTCATTTAATTATTATTTTGACAATGAAATAAAACTAAATTCTAAATTAATAATACCATATCAGGACATAGCTGCGTAATTTAATGCCTAATCATTTGAATTCGTAGTATAAAATAAGTATTTATAAAAAACCGTAGAGACTGTAATGGTTTATGTGGTGACATATAAACCTCCGCTACTCCCCTATTTACATAGGGTGAAGATCCAGTCCGAACTGCAAATATAATCTAGAAATGAAATTGCAGAGATAAGCAGAAATGACTTATCCGCCTATTGTTTATAATAGGTCATAAAAGTAACAGTTTGACAATGTGGAAGACGGTTTCTGCTCGTATACGTGGGGCGAAAGCAGAATTAGAAGAAGCCGGAGAAGACACCGAAGGAATGGTTGAGTCTACATCAAAACTACGAGCTCTTGTAAAAGGGTTTACTGGTTTTGACATTATGGAAGACGAAAAAACCTTTAAATCTATTTATGATATAATACTTGGAATTGGCGAGAAGTGGCAAGATTTAAATGATATAGATCGCGCAGCTCTTCTTGAAGCTTTGGCGGGAAAAAGAGCTGGGAACGCTCTTGCGGCTGCTCTTAACAACGTAGACGATCTTAAAGCTGCATATGAAACTGCTCTTAATGCATCTGGTTCCGCTATGAAGGAACAAGAGAATTATGAGAAATCTATTCAATATTCAATTGATAGATTAAAAGCAACTGCTCAAGATTTAGCTCAAGACTTTATGAGTTCTGATTTTATTAAGGGGGCAGTTGATTTTCTTAATAAAATCTTAGAGTTATTAGATGCCATTGTTGAAAAAACTGGATCTTTAGTTCCCATTCTAACCGCTTTAGGTACAGCATATGCATCCGTTAAAGTTGGAAAAACTACAACAGATGCAATTGGTAGTCTTAAGGAATTATTAGATTTAGGTAAAAGTAAAAAATCATTTTCATTTGGTGGAATAATAGATTGGTTAAAACAACCAGCCTTTAAAAACGCTACACAAACAATGACAGAATTATCTGACGCTGCGGCAAACACAGCAGTTGAAGTTAACGAAACATTAGATATAATGGCAGGTGCTCAAGGTGCTGCAACTTATTCAGAAGCAATGGGAAGTGCCGCAGCTAGTACAGCGGCGTTAGAAACCACTGCCGCTGGCGCAACCATAAGTGTAGGGGCATTATTAGGTATTATTGCTGCTGCGGTGGCTGTAGTGGCTGGCGCAGTTATTATTTATGATGCACTTACTATTTCAGTTGAAGAAGCAACTGAATATATGGATAAGTGGAATAAAACACTTGATGAAAATAAAAAGAAATTAGAATCTCAAAGACAAGTTGCTGAAAAAGCAAAAGAATCTTATTTTGAATTAGCCGAAGGTGTTAATACTCTTAATAATCAAAATATAAATCTATCTGATGAAGATTATAATGAGTTTATAAGTTTAAATAATGAACTTGCAGAACAATTCCCAGAATTAATAACTGGAATTGACACTGAAGGTAATTATATTATTAATCTTGGAGATAATGCGGCACAAGCGGCTACAAAACTTCAAGAATTAATAGATAGGCAAGAAAGACTAAATAATATTGAAATTGCAAACTCATTGTCTGAAACATTTGAAAACTCTAAAGTGTTAATGGAAGACAATGAGAAGTCTGCTAAAAGTTTTGAATTTCAAATTGAAAACTTTAAAAAAAGCCTATCTGATTTAAATTCAGAAATTTTAAGTGATAAGATATCAAGCAATAACATTGAGACAATGAATATGCTTGTAAAATCACTTAAAGACTCAGGTTTATATAATGATTTAATAGATCAGGGTTTAGCTGGGTACGAAGATAGTTTAGATGAATATGGGAATATTATTTCTGAATTCTATATAAATACCACTACTTTAAGTGAAGAACAAAAAGCAGCTTTAAAAGATGTAATAGATACCAATTCTGCTATTGTTAAACAAGATTTAATTGATTCAATTAATTCACTAGAGACACAATTAGAGAATGAGGCATTTAAATCTGATGCTACTTGGCAATCTTTTGTTTATGAAAATCTTGTACCCGCTATGCATTCTAAAGCCGGGTATAATACTCTTTCTGAAAGTGGTAAACAGCTTGCAGACGCTTTAGTTTCAGGATTGTCTTCTGGTACTGCATCAGCAATGGAAAATTATAAAGATCCATATGAATATATTCAACAAGAAATAATTCCTCATTTGGATGAATTAGAAAATCAAGTATTTAAATCTTTAGATGGTAATGATTTAAATATAATGGATCTTTTTAATGGAGATTTATCTAATGAAGAATTGGTAAATCTTTATACTCAAATTCAAAGTTATTTTAAAGCAAATGGGATAGAATTATCATTTAAAGTTGGAGAGGATGCTCTTGAAACAGATAATGAATTTAATTCTAACCTTGAAAATATAATAGGTTACAATCCTCATACTAAGAAATATAGAGAGGAAAAAGAAAAGTTAGTAGATATTACAAAAGAATTATCTACTGAAGAAAAGAAAACATGGAATAGCGTAATAAGTGGTGCAAAAAATGCCGACGAAGCAATACAACTTTGGAATAAACATTTAGAAGAAACTAGTCAATTATTAGACAAAATTTCTAATAAACCTTTATCTACTTCTGAAACTATTGACGAGCTTGATAAACTTGGAAATAGTTTAAGTCCTTTAGATAAAGCTTTTTCAGAGTTATATGATAAAGATGATATGGAAGTAGATCTTAGTAGTATAAAGGCTATTAAGGATTCTCTTCTTGAATTAAATGAAAACTTTGATCTTTCTTCTGTTGAGACACAATTAGAAACATTATATAACGCTAAATCTCCACAAGAAGCTCAAGAAGCTGTAAACGATTTATGTACCGCTTTTTTAAATACTTCTACTATTCTTGAAAAAATAGATTCGAATAACAGAGATTTAATTGAATCCGATTTAAAAAGGCTAGGAATTACTAATTCTCATATTTTGGTACTTGATGCTTTAGATAAAGCTGGTAAACAATTGACAGATACTGAAAAAGAAGAATTAGCTACTATTCGTGGTACTTCTGTAGGATTAAAAGAAACAACAGAATACTACGAAAAGAATACAAAAGCTGGATATGACGCTGTAGATGCCACTAAAGCTGAAAGAGATGAATTATATAAACAAGCTGAAGCAGCTAATTTAGACGTTGTTGCTCTTGGAGAATTAGAACTTGCACAAATAGCTTGTAATAATGCTAAGATGGATTTTAGCCAACAACTTTCAGCATTGCAAGATTTATTTGAACAGCTTAATTTGGATACAACTGCTGCATATGGTTTAGCGGCAGCTTTAAGTTTCAAAAATCAAATGGAAGTAACTGGTCATGGAACACAGTATGAATTTTGGTCAAATAAATCAGAATCGGAAAAAAAGGCGTATCAAGATGAATTAATAAACAATGCTATTGAAGATGCTCGTAAAAGCTTATCGGCAGCATATGAACCAATTAAGGCCGATTACTCAAATAGTCCATCTGTTAAAGCAGCTAAAGAAGCTAGCTCTGCAGCTAAGGATGCAGCCGAAACATTTGATTGGCTTGAAACTAAGATTCAACGTTGTGAAGAAGAAATTCAACGTTTAGATAAAACTGTTTCGGCAACATATAAAGGTTGGTCTAAACGTAACGGTGCTATTGCGTCTGAATTAGACAAAGTTCGTGAAAAGATTCAACTTCAGATGACCGCTTATGATGTTTATATGAAGAAAGCTAATTCTATTGGTCTTAGCGATACATATAAACAACTTGTAATGCACGGCGGTTTAAAGATCGAAGAAATTTCTGACGAAAACCTAAAGAAACAAATAAATGATTTTAAGACATTTTATGAGAAAGCGATAGCGGCTAAAGATGCTGTTGAAGATTTAAATGCTCAACTTACACAGTTAGCAAAACAAAAGTTCGATAACGTCAAATCTGAGTTCGAAGGCTTCACATCTGAGATTGAACACTTTGTCAATATGATTGATAAGGAACTCTCTCATGTTGAAAACATGGAGAAGATTGCCGGTAAATCATTCTATACGGCAAAGATGGATCAGGACGAACAACGACTTGAAGAACTCAACAAGGAGCGTACTGCTCTCCTGCAGGCACTTCGTGAGGCCGAGGCAAATGGTGTTGAGGAAGGCTCTGCTGATTGGATTGCAATGCGGAATGATATCTACTCGGTAGACGAAGCGATTGCGGATTTAACGTATGAACTCGAAGACCTCAAGAAGAAACTTAAGGAAGTCGCTAAATTAAACTTTGACGATCTTAAAAGCCAGTTCGAGAATGCATTAAGCCTTATAACTGGTCAAGTTGATCTTACGGATGCGGTAGTATCTATGACTCAGAATGCTGGATATATAGCATCTCGTGAATACTATAAAGCTCTCATAGAGGGGTCTAAAGAAAATGTAACCGCTTTAAGAAAAGAATACACAAGACTATCAGATGAGTTGACAAAAGCAATGTCATCTGGAGATATAGAAAAATATGACAAACAATGGTACGAAATGTCTAATTCTATATCTAACGTTAAGAAAGAACTCGTAGATGCAGCTAATGCAACTATAGAGTATGCTAATGCACTCCGTCAGATCGATTGGGATGTATTTGATCGTGGTCTTGATAGGATATCGAAACTTATAGATGAGGGACAATTCTTTATCGACCTGCTTGAATACAGCAAGTTGTTTGATAAAGATACCGGGGCATGGACAGATGAAGGAATAACTACTCGTGGTCTAATGGTTGAAAGATATCAGGAATATATGGATCAGGCAAATGCTTATGGTTCTGAGGCCGAAGAAATTAGAAAACTATTAGAAGGAGATCCTAAGAACGTTCAATTAGCAGATCGCTATTATGAATTAATAGATGCACAACAGCAGGCTATTCTGAATGCAAAGCGCGAAAAGAAAGCAATTGAAGATTTATATAAGAACGGATACGATAATTTACTAGATGTATTGCGTAAACTTATTCAAGAATATAGAGACGGCTTGAATGCCGCTAAGGATTTATACGATTATCAAAAAAATATAGAGAATCAAACTGCCAACATAGGCAATATTGAGAAGCAAATTCAAGCTTATAGCGGTAGTGCTGATTCGGAAGAAACTCGTGCTACTTTACAGAGACTTAATAGTCAACTTAAGGAAGCACAAGAAGAATTACAAAAAACAGAATACGATAAATATATAGAGGATCAAGGTAACTTACTCGATAGTTTCTTAGAACAACTTGAAGATTGGTTTAATAGTAAGATAGACGAATCAAATGCTTTGTTCGAAGAAGCTGTTGCTGCAACAAATCTTAACGGTAAACTTATAGACGACACACTCCATGAGGAAGCTGCCGCTGTAAATTACCGTATGACAGATGAGTTTGCGAATATATGGGATCAGTATGCTGCCGAGGATGGTATTGCTGCTGGCACACTTAATATTCTTACCCTTACTAATGAAGTAACTACGGACATTCGTGCAAAGATGGAAGAACTTCCTACCGAAGCACGACTTGAAGAGTTCTTTAATAGTGATGATCTTAGACTTCTTCAGGAACTTACGAGTGTTAAGTATAATACAGCTGGAATGATAGATGCTATTAACTCTACTAATTCTGCACTTGATCAGATTAAGAGTAATATAGTTGAGTATTCCGGTATACTTGGTCAAAAGATTGATTATGCCGGAGGACAAGTTACAAGTGCTATTAATAGTCTTGAATTTAGTTCCGGCAATACAAGTTATAGTGCACCAAGTGGTGGAGGCGGAGGCGGTTCTACTACTACTCAAACACCAAAACAGGATACTTCTACTAACAAAACCACTCCTCAGTATAAAAATTATTTTGTTACTGTACAAAAAGAATATGATGATAGGGGTTATAAATTAAATAAACCCATAGTTAAAGAAACTTATAATGATAAAACTCTTGCAGAAGCTCAAAAATTAGCCGATCAGTTAATTAAAAACGGGAAGAATTCCGGAGGATATGTTGTTAGAGTTAATCACTATAAACGAGGCGGTTTAGTTTCTGATAATAAAAACTTCCTCGACTCTATAGCTCGTCTCCTTGGTGAAGATCATATGGTTGCTGCCAAAGAAGGGGAACGTATTCTCACTGAAGAACAAAATAAGGCATTTGAAAAGATGGTAAATGCTAATTTCACACCTCTTAATGATGAAGAAAGAAATAAGTACACCATAGATAAGATGATAGAAGGAATGACGCATATACAAACTCCTAATGTTGGTAATGTGTCTAATATTGGTAATACTACTACGGTTGGTGATATTAATATTACTCTTCCGAATGTTACCAATAAAGAAGAATTTGTCCAATGGCTTAGAACAGATGGACAAGTGGAAAAGATAATTCAATCTCTCACGATAGGTCGAATGATGGGAAAGAATTCTTTTGATAAGATGAAATACTAATTTAGTATTAGTGGAGGGCATAGTTTAAAATATGCCCTCCTATTTATATGGAGTAAAAGGATGAAAATAAAATATATTTTTAGTTTAAGAATGGCTGCTTATTTAATGAATAATGGATGTCCAATTAAAGGTGTGCGTCCTAATGCTAAAGTAAAAAACAAAGACGTATATGTATTTGAGGATACGGAAAAATTAAATATGTTAATTCATCAATATCAAAAACAATAATTGTACAAAGGAGCAACTATGGGTTTTAATAGTTATTATGTGGATTTATGTGTAAATAACAAAACAATAAATAGATATGAAAAACTAGGATATATAATGCCTAAAAAATTTAATGAAAAGAAAAAGAAAATAGTATATGATACTTCTCAAACTATAAAAGTTTATGTTAATGATTTACCTCAAGGATCCGGTGCTATAATGGATTATTCTTGCGATAATTGTGGTCGAAAAATTGATGTGGAATGGAGAAGATATCTTAGATATAACTTGGATGGAAAATATTATTGTAAAGATTGTAAACACGATAATCCAAAATTTATTAAAAGGTTAAAACCAAGAAATAAAATTTCTAAAAGTAGAAGTAGTTCAGATTATAATATATTTATTAGAACAGTATTAAAAAGAGATAATTATTCTTGTCGTTGTTGTGGTGTTAAATCTAAAAATGGAAATTTAGAAGTCCATCATTTAAATGGATATCAATGGTTTATTGAGGGGAGAACAGACCCGGCTAATGGTATAACATTATGTGTTAAATGTCACGATAATTTTCATACTTTATATGGAAAAATAAGAAATACAAAAGAGCAATTTGAAGAATGGATCAATCAAAAATTAGAAAATTTAAATAAGTATGATAAGATAACAGAATTTCCAAAGGTATATTGTATTGAAGATGACATTGTATATGAAAGTATTTATGATTGTGCAAAAATATTAAATTGTAGTAGTTCATATATTTATCAAATATGTCATGGTACTAGATATACGTATAAAGGCAAACATTATGTTTATTATGATAAATATAATAATATGACAACTGAAGAGATTAATAGTTTATTATCCAATAATCGTTCTTATAAAAAAATAATAAATTTAGAATTTGGAAATCTATTTAACAGTACGAAGGAAGCTTGTAATGTATATTCTATAAAAAGTGATAAAAATATGTCGGCGTGTTGTAATAAACGCAGAAAACATTCTGGTAAATATAATGGAATTTATCTTTCTTGGATATGGTATGAAGATTATATAAGACTGTTAAATGATGAGAAGATTGATTTAATAGAGAAACATTTAGGGACTCTTGAAAGAGAGTCTTTTTTAATGCAACAATATAATTTGTTTAAAGATAAAGCTGTATAAATGAAAGGTAGTTTTTAATATGTTTGAGACTAAAAGGATTGAAATGTTAGAAAAACGCTGTAGAGCTCTGCAGGAAGATAATCAGGAGCTCAATAAGCGTAATATGGAATTACAGGGAGAAATTAAAAGTCTCCGAGGCATTATTGATGCTGCAGATAAATATACCGAGGAACATCGCAAGGCGATGGTACTGCTTAACGAATCTCGTGCTCGTTATGATCTTGCTTATAAGCAAATGATGAAATTGAAAAAAGAATATGAAACACGTATGGAAAAAGTTCTTAAAGGATTCGAATAATTGTGAAAGGAGAGACAGCTTATGTATTTAGTTGATTTCATTTATGATGGCTACAAGCTGTCTAATTTTGGTTGTATGGTTGGATCTGCGGTAACAGGCAATAATGATTCTATAGAGATGGGATCATCTGTAAAACTTGAAACAGCAATAAATCATGGTTCTTATGTATCTGAAATCATTAATGCAGATTACCCAGATGTATATACTATAACATTTGATATATTTAAGAATCCTTGTGGTAAATATAATGATGTGTTTGAAGATAAAGAAATAACATGGTTTATGCGTTGGCTTAATCGTAAAGATTATCATAAGTTTCAACCTATATATAATAATGCTCAAGATTTTTATAAGATATTTTATATGGGTACTTTTACAGATTGTAAGGCTATAAATATCCAGGGACAGGTATATGGTTTTACATTAACATTTACATCCAACTCCCCCTTCGGATATTTGGATTATCAACCAACAACTTATGATGTTGTAAATCATGGAGACACTTTTGATATAACAAACCCATACAGTAAACTTGAAGAAACTCTCTCTGGAGGAGTATTAACTATATATGATGAATCTGAAGAATTGGGTTGTGTTTATCCAAAGAGTTTTGTTGTAACACTTTCACAGGCCGGTAGACTTGTGATATGGAATAATTTTGATAAAAAGGATAGATATACGGAAGTAAAAAATTGCGTAGCTGGAGAAGTTCTTACATTTGATTGTATTCATAAAGTTATCACTTCAAGTGTAGAACATGAAAAGTTATATAACGATTTTAATTATGTATTCCCAAGACTCAATAATGAATTCTTTGATAGAATGAATAAATTTTATATAACACTAAATTCTCAAGTTATAATTGATTACAATCCGATTAGAAAGGTAGGTGTAATTGCATAATGGTTGACCTTACCTTTGATAATGGGACAGTTGAGAGATTTACTCTCGTGCTCTCTCAGCGTGATTACACACATTTAGGACAAATATCTAATACAAAAGGAATAAAGTTTAAGGGAAATTTAAATGCAGCCGATGAGCTCGCATTTGAAGTTTGTAAAGAACTTGATGGACATGAAGAAATACTTTGGGATGATATATATGATCTCAGATTAGTATGGGTACGGGAATTAGATGAGTACTTTGAGATTGACGTAGAATCTACAGATACAGTTAATATTACGAAATATATCACGGGTAAATCTCTATGCGAGTCTGAACTTTCTCAGACTGGATTACATGATATAGAAATTAACACTGCTGATGATATAGCTCGTGAAGATTATGATCCTAATTATCCTACTGTCTTCTATAGACCTCTTAATAATTTAGATCCTGATAGTGAAGAATATAAAAAGAAAAAGAACTCTTCTCTTCTTCACCGTATTATGGATAAAGTACCCGCGTATAAGATTGGGCACGTAGATGAAACACTTATGAATTTACAGAGGATTTTCTCTATTTCAGATACTACTCTGTATGATTTCATGGTTGGAGAATGTTCTGAGCAGTTTAATTGTCTATTCCAGTTTGATTCTGCAACAAGGACTATTTCGGCTTATGACCTTAAAACAACGTGTCATAATAATCATTGCCCTTATTACGTTAATGAAAATCACGAATATTATTCTGGTGATAAGCATTACAAATATAAAGGGTTATTTAACGATAGATGCCCTATCTGTGGTAGTACAAATATAACTTCCTTTGGAGAAGATACTACAGTATTTGTATCAACAGAAAATCTTACTGATGAAGTAAAATTTGATACTGATGTAGCAAGTCTTAAAAACTGTTTTAGACTTGAGGCCGGTGACGATAATATGACCGCCGCAGTAATTAACAGTAATCCAAACGGAACAAGATATATCTATGAGTTTAATAACGATTCTAAAAAGGATATGCCTGAAGAGTTGGTTACTCTTATAGATAATTATGATGATTTATATAATGAATATAATAATATAAGAGATATGGAATTAGATGAATCTCTTATAGATGCTTTTAATGCTTTATGTGCAAAATATGATAACGATCAAGATTATCATAAGGGCGACGAATGGAAACCCATTACTCTTCCGGTATATGGATATAAGAATCTTATACCCCATTATTATAATTGTATTGATTTTTATCAATATCTTAAGTCGAGTCTTATGCCGGTAGTTAGTATTGAAAAGACTACCGTAGAACAAGAAAAGCAAAAATTAATAGATGCGTTAATCGATGATAGATTAGTAGGTGTATCAACAACTCCCAAAGTTGTGGCTACTGTAACAAGTGCTGTACAAAACCTTTGCAAGCTCTATGTTAATACTGGCCTTGTTAAGGTTAAAGCAGAATCGGATACGTGGGATCCGGATAATTGGCAGAGTTGGGATGGTACTATCACTTTAACTAGTTTTGAGGATGATACTGATAAAGCGATTATTCATATTCCCGAAGATACTTCTGGATCTCTTACTGTCACTCTTGATTTTGCTACTTTCATGGATCAAAAAATTAGCAAGTATATCAAACGTTCTAAAGAATCTGTAGAGTTATATGATATTCTTAAGATAAAAGATTTAAATACTTTTAAGGATCAATTGAAATATTATAGCTCAGCTAGATTACAATCATTTCATGATGCATTGGCAGCTGTTATAGGTATACTCGCAGAAGCAGATCAGGGACATGACGGGTTTGAAAAAAGAGTATTCTCAACTGGTGAAACTGCTAATCCCCATGAAGAAGGATTATATGAGAAGAATGCTGTAGATCAATTTCAATATGATTTAACAGCTGATACAGAAGTAGTCGAAGGTAAAGAATATTACGAAAAATCTACCACCGTTCTTAAATCATTATTGTATGATGATTTTTACAAAGAATACTATTTAAAGCTTCAAGCTGCTGAAGAAGAATTAAATCTTCGAAATCAAGAGATTGAAATAGTATATGGTACTCAGGATTCTAATGGCAATATATTAACCAAAGGTGTTCTGCAGTATATTATGGACTCGATCATTAAAGTGCAGCAAGCCCTTAATTTTAAACAGTATATATATAATAACACTGATCCAAATAGTTATGATTTATATAATGTTTATACAACTTATATTCGTGAAGATACATATAGTAATTCAAACTATATATCCGATGATTTAAATAATGATCAGTTATTTGAGAACGCTGGTAAATTCTTAGAGATTGCCAAGGACGAATTACATAAATCTGCTACATATCAACATTCTATTACAAGTAATCTTAATAATCTAATGGCAATTGATGAATTTAAGCCATTGCTTGATAAATTTAATCTTGGCAATTGGATTAGAATTCAAGAGGATGAGCGTGTATATAGATTACGACTTATCTCCTATTCTATTGACTTTGATAATTTATCAAAACTTGATACTGAATTTTCTGATGTGACTATTACTGCTGATGGTATGAATGATGTTATGTCTGTTATTAAGCAAGCATCAAGTATGGCTTCTAGTTATAGTTATACTCAACAGCAAGCAGAAACTGGTTCTAAAGTACAAACTAATTATATAGATAATTGGCTTGAGAATGGTCTTAGCTCAGCACTTATTAGAATTAATAATAATGATGACGAAGATATATCTATAGACAACACAGGAATTCTTGCTCGGTCTTATGATGATGTGTCAGAAACACATGATCCTGAACAGTTAAGAATTACTCATAATGTTATTGCATTTACCGATGATAATTGGCAAAGTGTCAAAACATCATTAGGTAAATTCAGTATGACTCATCATTACGTAAATTCTGATGGATTAAACTTAAATAAAGACGCTATAAGTCGTTACGATGAATACGGTCTTGTAGCTAACGCCGTCCTTTCTGGATGGGTAGTTGGTAGTTATATAGAAGGCGGAAATATTATCGCTAGTCATTACCAAACTCCTGGCAACGAATCATATATTGATATGAGTGATGATGTCAAGACAGACGGTAAAAAGATGTTTATAAAATTAAAAGATGCTTTTACCGTTGATAAAAATGGAAACGCTAAGGTCAAGGGCGAGATAACTGCTACTAGTGGTAAAATTGGTAATTGGACTTTAATGCCGATTACTAGTGATTATTTTTATGGAGCCGGTGCATTATATTATAAGGATAAAGATTCAGATATTATGGGTTATGATCCATATACAGCAATATTATCTCCTAAAGGGTGTTATATGAAACCCGGTGCCAATCAGACAAGATTTGGATGGAAAGCTAATTCTGCTACTGACGAAGAGATATTTATATTAGGCGTTGGACAATATTTTGGTGTAAATAACGAAGGTAAATTATATGCTAAGAATATTAATGTTTCAGGAGAAATAGTTGCTGAAAGTGGACAAATTGGTGCTTGGCATATAGATCTGTTATCCTCTAACCCTGATGACTATGAGGTTGGAAGTGGAGCTTTATACTACAATGCTGAAAATCCTACAAATACTTATCTTCTAGCTCCTAATGGGACTAAGAATAATTATGGTTTGTCAGATTCGAGTATTACTGCTAGAAAATGGAATATACGTTTTGGAAACAATTTTGGTATAGACACCAATGGAAATGCCTTTTTATGTGGAAATATATATGCCAATGCTGGTAATATTGGTGGTTGGACTATAGAGTCCGAAGGATTAAAAAAAGCTGTTGGTAGTTATGCTACGTGGGTAACTCCAGAGTATATACATTTAGTACATTCTCCTTCATGGAGACAATTTCTAATAAATCCCGGGAGGGATCTTTTTGGAATAGTTGTTAATTATACTTCTGGCGGAGGTTTTGTTGTAACTAGCGGATCCGGTACTATAGATCACACATCATCATTAAAAAGAGATAACTACGTTTGTATATCACCTACCGGAATATCAAAAAATGGTGGTGATACTGTTGTATGGTATAGTAGTATGAGTAGTATTATTGACGATAGATTACGACATCATGGTTTAATATAAAAGATTAAAAGGAGACTAAAATGGATAAACCACTATCAATAAAAATACAGGAATTTCAACAAGCAATTTCCAAAGTAATTGATCAATCTGAACTTCCTATATATATATTAAAATACCAAATTAAAGATTTATTATTTGAAATTGAAAAAGTTGAGCAAAATTTTACTCAAAAAGAAATTTCAGAATATTATAAATCTCAAGAACAATCAGAGGAGGAAACTCCTACAGAAACTTAATGAAAGGAGTAAAATATGGCTGTAACAAGTGTTATTGGTAAACAAATTATCAATGTTGATAATGATACCAATTATTATTTCGTTGTTGCCCCTCAAGGTGACAGTCAGGCCAGATATGTGGATATAACATTGACCACAAATGGCGGTACTCCATATATCATACCAACTGGTAGCACTATTATTCTTGAAGGTAAGAATGCCGGAGGGTATAACATTTTTAATTCATGTGATTTATCTCAAGATAGAATGGATGAAATACGTGTTCCACTTACAAATGGCGTTTTATCTTTTGCTGGAGTAGGAAAATATATCATTGGTATATATCACAATGAAACATATATTAATTCTTTCTCATTTAATATAGTTGTTACTGAGGCTCCGTATGATGTAATTGCTTTAGAAGCATCAGATTCATATGAAGCATTAAATGAAATAATAGCGAGAGCTGCTGATTCAAATGGATGGATAGTAAATACTATAGATCCAATTATTGATGCCGAATGCCCCGAAGGTACGCATAAAAATGATTATTATTTAAATGCAAATACTGGAGATGTTTTTTATGCCAAATTAGATACAACTACTAATACTTTAAAATGGGATAAGGTAATTAATGAACTTACACATGAACAATTAAATATTCTTGAAAAAATGTATGTTCGTTATGCGGATGATATTTATGGAGGCGGGTTCAGTAAAATTTCAGTAGGTAAGGCTTATATAGGTTTTTATGGATCAGTTAACAAAGAAAATGACAGTGATCCAAATTTAGATATAAATATTCCTTCAAATTATCATTGGTCTTTATTAGGCGAAATGGTTAATGAAAACTTATCTACTGTTTTATATGGTACGAGTAATGATAAAACTATAGAACCATCAGTGTGGTCTACTGAAATACCAGATGTTGAGAACGATGAATTTTTATGGACTAAAGTAGATTTAGTATTTGTAAGTGGGGCACATGTAGGATATAAAACAGCTGTTGCTTATCATATAGATGCTGGATTTGCTGAAAATGCTGTAACAGCTTCAGTCATTCCTTCTCTAGGGAAACCCAATGTTAATGTGACTGAAAGCGGCGGAGCGGTTAATAAATCTTTTGATTTAGCATTTGAAATTAGGGGTGGAACTTGGAAATTTGGTACACAATTATCTGGTTCAGGATCTATAACTAGTACTATTTTTAATGAAACTAATACTGTTGTAGGAGATACTTATGTCAACACTACAACCAAACAAGTATATGAATGTACCTCCGTATCCAGAGCTAATTCAATTTGGAATCAATCATTTGCTCTTGATACTATTACCGTAATTGACGATTTAAGTAATACACTAAGATTTTATGGAACAATAATACCTGGAGATACTTCAATAATAATCAATGAGTCTAATCCTCATTCGGGGAATGCTTTGTTGAATATTTTAAATGATTCTGATGCATCCGGTGATACATATTGTTATCATATAGGATTTAAATGTTCAAAACCAAAAGTTGCACCTCGTTCGTATATTGTAAATATTGGAGATAGTAAAATAACTGCTAGCCTTGAATTTAGAAATGTGGCAAAAAATATGGAGATAATTCCTGTAGGAACAGAAAATCCCCAAGCCTTAGGGTGGTATGAGGTTAATCCATCGTCTTCTACGGGATATTCATTAACAGCAGATACTTCCGTAATTTTAACTAAAAAATATTACGAAACTGCAGAAATATGTATGGAAGTAATAAAGAAGAATCGATAAAAAGGATATTTATTAAATAGAAAGGAAATATGAAATGGAATATATAGATTTATTTAATCAGATATCCTTAGGCACTCTTATTGCGTGGATACTTGCTATTGGTTTTCTTGTTTTAGGCATATATAAATTTGTAGAAAAATATCGTGTATTTAGAAATGATTTTGAAAAAAGAAATAAAAAAGTTTTAGAACATGATGCCACGATAGATAATATCAATAAAGACCTCATTGAGATGAATAATAAGATAGATAACATTACTGATATTTTAAACAAAGTAGTAGTGGATGCAGATCAGCGCGAAGCAAGACGGCTAAGGCGTGAAATCTTGAAATTCAGTGATAATATCAGAAATGGTAAAACTCCTTCAAAGGATGCATTCCAAGATATTATTGAAAGTAATGCTGAATACGAAAACATAATAACAAAGAGACAAATTAAGAATGGATTTACTGAACATGAAATGATATTCATAGAGAACAAGTATGATGAACTCTACGGAGGATGATCATATGACAAAGATTGAAAAAATAATGGAGATCATGGCTCGTAGATATGCCAAACGACAGAAATTCAAACAGAAGTTAAACAAGATTAAATACGGTGAAAATGGTAAGCGAAAAATGGCAATGGGTAAGAAATTAACAATATTCTTACTCATTAATTTTACGCTTATAGAACTCTATACTTTATATATTATGTATTATTTGAGAGATATAAGCGCTCTTCCAACCCTTATTACTGCAGTAATAGGTGATGCCATAACACTTATTGTTTATCAGATTAAATCTCTTAAAGAAAATACTTCTAACACCGGATTTATGTATGAACTTAGAATGAAGGATGCCGAAAATGGCATAGTTGATGACGAAGCCGTTGGATAACAAGGAGAAATTAATATGAGTATTACTTTATTTATAACAATATTAACAATTGGTGGAATGGTTACTGCTCTGCTTACGGAAGCAATCAAGAAGATGTATGCAAACATGAAGAAAGATTACTCAGCTAATATTATCGCACTTGTAAACGCGATAGTTGTTGGTTGTGGTGGTACTGCTGTTGTATACATGCTTATGAATATACCGTGGACTGTTAATAACATCATTTGTATGATTCTTATGGCGGTAGCGGTATGGATTGCAAGCATGCTTGGTTTTGACAAAGTATTGCAGACAGTAAATCAGATAGCAAATATAAGTAAAGAAAAGTCTGAATAAAACTTTTCTTTTATTTAGTTAAGGAGGAAACATGGTTTCTTGTACAAAATACAATAGGGATCAGGATTATGCTGAATTCTATGCTGATACAAAAGCAGAACTGGCAAACCTCCCGAATCTTACCCAAGATGGTAAGGCAGAATTACAACACATGAATAAGGTCAGCGCAGGTTCGATATGTTTACTCGGTGACAGTACTGTATATGTACTCAAGGGTAATAATACTTGGGGATTACTATAAAATAGGGAGGTGATTATTATAGATGCTGTAACTCTCGCCCTTTGTCGGCGTTATGTAAATGATTCCCTTATTGGTATTGGAGCTCTTAAAGGTGCTCCGTGTGAAGTTGATAGTATATCAAAAACTGATTTAACTACGACTATTACTCTCAAATGGACGGACACTACCGGAACGGATCACTTTGATTCTTTTGATATAGAAGATGGTGTTGGAATTACTGGTGCATCTATAGATGATAATGGTAACTTAAAAATACTTCTTACTGACGGAACTGAAATAGATTGTGGAAAGGTAAATTCACAATTTACTACTCTTCCAACTCCCAGTGCTTCTAATGTTGGAGCTGTTCTTCAATATGTAGGCTCTACCACTTCTCAATACACAAAAGGATATTTTTATGAATGTGTATTAGACGGAAGCGTTTATAAATGGGAACAAATAGACGTGCAAGAAGGTGGCGGTGGCCCTGTACAACCGGCAAAGATGTTGGTTGGCACAATGCTTGCAGCTAATTGGGTAGGCAATACTCAAACTGTTACTGTAAATGGAGTAGATGCATCAACCAATGGTGTAATCGGTCTTTTAAATTCGGCAACGGATACTGAAATTGCAGATGCAAGAAAGGCTCTTCTTACGGTTACATCTGTTGGAACAAACACGGTTACTTTTAAATGTGAAAAAGTTCCCGCTGGTGATATCAGTTTCGGAATTCTTATTCCGGGCGGTGGTTCAGGCGGTGGTGGATCCGCAGAACTCATGAATGATTTAACCGCCTCTTTAACAGTTGGAGGCATTAGAAGTGGCGAACATTATCCCGCAGGAACATCTCTAGAGACGATTCTTAATAATCTCTTAAATCCTGTAATGTTCCCGACTCTTACAAATCCTTCAGCAAGTATATCTGGTGGTACTACTCTTATCGAAAAAGGTGCAACCGAAAGCAGAACAATCACGGTTTCGTTCAATCGTGGTTCAATTAATCCTGCATATGGTACATCTGGTTATAGGTCTGGAGCTGCAATAGATTATTCATTGAATGGTGGAACTGCTCAATCTGGAAATACGTTCCCTCTGACTATTACTGAATCCAATAAAACTTTCAAGGGTAAAGTTAATTATTCAGCAGGTGAACAGCCCAAAGATAGCAAGGGCAACAACTATAGCTCTCCTCTTCCGGCTGGATATGTCGAAACGAGCACATTGACTTATGAGTTTGTAGAAGCTATATGGGCAAACACGGCTGATATTACTACTGTTGCTAAAACTGCTCTTGTGTCTAAATCTGCTAAACAAAAAGATTTAGTATTTCCTGCTCAAACTGTAGCTAATCCAGAAGTATTTGATATACCCGATTCGTGGACGGTTACGGCAATTCAGGTTAAAAATGATCTAACTGGATCATGGGATGATTGTTCGGCTGAATTTACACAATCGAGCGAAACGCATCCAGACGCAAGCGGAGCTGCTGTTAATTATACAAGATATACTTTTAATTTAGGATATGATACAGGCTCAAGACAAATTAGGGTTAAATGGTCTTAATTTTATAAATATATGGCAAGAATTAAAGGTACTTTAAAACTTTCTTCTAATATTGAACCTCAGGTGGGTGCGCCCTTAGACGCGAGAAGTATAGTCCCTACCGAAGCTGACTTGTATGCCGCAGGAAGTTTTGATTATAGCTATATTGGTATGATCGTATCAGTTCAAGCAACTGGTGATGTATATATTTTGAAGGCAAAGCCTACGACTGTAGAAGGGAACTGGGATAAAGTCGCAGGTGGCGGTGATATGAGCAATTATTATACTAAGACTCAAATTAACGAGGGTTGGTATAACAAAGAGCAAGTTGATGCTATTATCGCTTCTGTTTATAAGCCTGCCGGAAGTGCAACTCTGGCCACTCTTCCTACATTGGCTAAAGATGTACTTGGTAATGTTTATAACATGACAGAAGATTTTACAACTACTGCAGATTTCGTTGAAGGTGCCGGTAAGAAGTATGGCGTTGGATCTAATGTTGTTGTAGTTGATCTTGGTTCTGGAGAATACGTTGCAGTTACTCCTGTTGGGGATGAGAATCCTTCTGAAGAGGGCTGGTATGAATATGATTCAGAAGCAGCCAAATATGTTTTAAGCACTGATACTGAAGTAGATGGAACAAAAACTTATTATGTAATAGATACTAATTATAAGTTTGATGTTCTTCCCGGTTTCGTTGATCTCTCTGGATATCAGTTAAAGTTTCAGGTATCTGAACTTCCTGAAGCTAGTGAAGATGAAGAAGGTAATATTTATCAGTATATAGGTGCTTCTACAAGCGATTACATCAATGGATATTTCTATATTTGTCAAGAAATAACTCCTGCAACCGATCCTAAAACTTACGAATGGGTAAGAAAGAATGTTCAGGACATGGGTGGAACGGGCGAACTTTCTGATGTTCTTAATGTAACTAAGGCTGCTGGTGGTATTGCGGTTGGTGCTACTTATAATGCTGGCACTATCTTTGAGAAACTCTGGAGAGATTTGCTTAATCCTCTTGAGTATCCTACATTCACTGCTCCTTCTGCATCACTTAGTGCTACTGGGGCAAAGATTCTTGAAATAGGTGACACATTAGAGACAACAATTACCGCAACATTTAACCGTGGTGCAATTACACCTGCGTATGGAACGAGTGGATATCGTGCAGGTGCCGCTGAATCTTATTCACTTAATGGTGGCACTGCACAGGCTAGTAATACATTCACCGTAACAGTAGATGAAACCAACGATACCTTTACTGTTACTATCGCATATGCTGAAGGTGAACAGCCTAAGGATAGTTCTGGTGCTGATTATGACACTCCGCTTTCTGCTGGTACTGTGACATCTTCTGCGCTTACATATGAATTTGTAAATGCACTTTGGGCAAATACAGCTAGTATTACGGATGTTGCTAAGTTAGATCTTGTCAGCAAGTCTGCCAAGATTAAAGAGTTTACATTCCCGGCTGCAACTATCGCAAATCCCGAGATTTTCGATATTCCTGCAGATTGGACTGTAACTGCAGTTGAGGTATTAAATACTCTTTCTAATACTTGGGAAGATTGTTCAAGCGAGTTTACAGTTAGTGATACTGTTCATGATGATGCAGCTGGTACTGAAACTGCTTATAAGAGGTATACATGTAATCTTGGCTATGCTATGGGTACAAGACAGGTTAGAGTAAAGTGGTCTTAATTTAGGAGGTGCACTAAATGGCGCGAACAAGAGGAACATATACTCTCTCTGCTAATACAGAAATTTTAGCCTCTGCACCTCTTGATGCAAGAGAGAGGGTACAGTTAAAAACAGATTTAACAGCAGCAGGCACATTTCCATATCCTTACGAGGGTATGGAAGTGTATGTTGTTGAAGAAAAAAAGAAGTATAGATTGATCGGTGATGATCCTACGGTTTCTGGAAACTGGCAAGAAGTTGGTATTCAGGTTGAAACACTTCCTACTGCAAGTGCTGATGAGTTAGGAAATATTTATCAATACATTGGCGAAAGTGGTACTTATACTCATGGTTGCTTTTATGAGTGTGTTAAATTAATTGTACTTGGAGAATCTACTTATGAATGGAAAATGCTAAATGTAATAAAAAATCCCGTTGTTAGTGCGGAACAGCCTTTTAATGTTAAAGACTATGAAGATGAGACTGTAATTGTTTACTCAGGAGAGGATCTTTATGATTTTAAACAAGGGCATCATTATATAGTTAAAAATAATATAGGTATGGATTTGTATTACTTAGCTGTAACTCAAAAAACTGGAGAAGAACCTTTATTTGCTTTCATTAAAAACAACCCCGCGCAGATAGGAGAGCATTTTTATGATGTTTCAGGATTTTGCATAGGAATCCTTACTGATATAACCGATGTTTCGGCATCATTTTATCTTTTTAGTTCTCAAACCGTTAAGACTTATGATAACCCTCAAATTACAGACACTACTGCTCACTTTTCAGCAACCGATTATTTCGATATTGGTGGAGGCGGTAGTAGTTATCAGTTTAGTGAAGATTTTGTTAATGAAGATAACAATGTATCTCTTGTGCCTGAACAAAGAATTTTCACAGGTACTCAAGCAGAGTGGGACGCATTAACTACTGAAGAAAAACTTACTTATGGACAAGTAAATATTACCGATGATGAGAGTGACCCAAGTGTTGTAGTAGATGCAGTTACTAATGGTGATATGCATGCCGTTACAAGTAACGCAGTATATGATGAATTAAAAAAGGTGCAATCTCAAACTTATGAATGTTCTGGCCTCTTAATTAATAGTCTTGCAGGCGAGATTTTGGGGTACGGACGTGCGACAGTAACCTTAAAAGATGGAGTAGCTGAAATAAAATTTTCAGCTAGGATACATTCAAATACTATGACATCTACTTTTAGCTGGGGCTTAAATAGAGATTTATTACGTACTTTAATACCTAGTTTACCACAAATAACTCCAGTAAATACAAATTCTAATTTACTATTTTTTGCTGCAAATGGTACTGCTTTAATTGACCTTATGGGTTATGGTGCCATGGCTTCAGGTCAAAATCAATTTTGGATACCCGCAAGAATGTATCAAACAAGCGGGGGCACAGGCGTTTGGGGTTCTGACCAATTCACAGTTAATTCGTATATTACGGGTACTGTATATGGAACATATACAGTTTAATTAA